GCAAGCTCTACGAGTTTCGCATAGAGAAAAGCAAGATAGCGAAAGGTATTGCCCTTTTCATATAAATTTTCGATTTTTAACCAATTGAGCGTACATGCTGCGCCTAGAGAAATGAAGGGCGAGGCGTTAAAGACGCAGCTCAAAAACAAAACGAAAAGGGGAAATGTTTATATGTCATTTTTAGTATCTAAAGGAACAGAAGCAGTAGAGGACGCATTAAAGGAGAAGGTCGATACTAGTAAGTTACTTAAAAAAATCAACGCTGGAACAGTGCTGAAAGTACGTGCGTTACCGACTGCGGTAGTTAAATACCACGCTCACTCGGTATTCAAAACGTTTAATACTACGCCATGTACGAAGCCAGCAGGGAAAGAGGACTTATACGACAAAGCGTGCGACTTACTGTACAAGGATGCGAAAGCAGCAGAAGAGGCAGGGGCATCAGAGGCAGACGTTAAGGAAATTCGTGATCGTGCGTACAACCTAAAGGCGAAAGAGCGCTACCTTATCGGATTCATTAACTTAGAAGACGGAAAGCCTATCGTTGTTGACTTCACAGCGAAGCAAGGTAAGGCAGTCGTAGCGGAGTTACAGAAACGTAAAACGAAGTTATCTCGTTTCGCATTCGAATTAACTAAGACAGGCTCTAGTACTGATACTGTAGTTTCATTCGGCGTAGTACTGGACATGGAGGAAGATATTACGGACAAAGAACGTGAACACTTCGAAAAATCCGCAGACTTCGAGTTCGATATGGCTTTATTCGAGACTGTATTCAGCGTTAACGACGAAGAGAAGCAGTTAGAAGACTTACGAGCGTTCAGTTTCGACGTATCTCGTTTAGGCTTCGGCGATACTACTATCGACGAGAAGAAAGAAGACGAAGACACAGATTTCTAATTCTGTCAAGTGTATGAAAGGAGGGGCGCAATGAATCGTAGAGACGACCGACGTAGACCGTCACCTATCGTAATTGATACGGGCGGCTGGGACGACTAAATAACAGGGGGCAGGGCGAAAGCCTTGCTCTTTTCTGTATCTAATTGGAGGCGAAAGTATGGAATTGAAACTAGAGTTAAATCTAACTATGAACGATAACAGCGAAGAGAAACGAAAGAAGGTAGCACAAACGAAGGAAAAAGTCAAGGCGGCGGACGAAACCGTAGAGGAAGCATTCGACCGTATCGCAGCTATGGCACTAACTGACAAGGAAAAGGAGCAGCTAGAAGTAGCACGAGAAGCTGTACGTAATGGTGAAGCTGGACGATTAGAAAGCGGAAAGATGAACAAGGGTGAGGCGCTATCTATTGGCGAGAAAGTAATGCGCAAGAGAGAGAATGCAGCGAAAGCGGGGCGTATTAAGTCGGTAATCGACACGCAGCCCGATAACTTCCATGTACTCGTAAACGATTCGGAGCTAGAGCCATTCATGGAAAGACTGCGCTTAGAAGTAACGTTACAAAAAGAACAGTGGAGCGACCGCTTTAAAGTGCTAGGTGTAGAAAGCCTTACGGCTAACGACTTCGAGGGTACAGGCATCGACAGTTATTTAGATTTATCTATCGGCTTTTCGATATGGCTGCCGATTCTAAACGAAGGATATTACCTTGCGTATGGACACGTAGCACTAGCGGAAGATCACACGATACCGAAAGAGTATGCGCACAAAGAAAGCGACCCGCAGCTATCACGCACAAAGGTACTTGCGAATATCAGCAAATACTTAGGGGCTGAAAAGCATGGCAAGTCTTTCCATATGGGAAGCGCACGTTATGACTTACATATCGCAGAGAATGACGGCTACACTATCGACGGCTGCGTGTGGGATACGCTCGACGCAATGAAAGTAATGACCGAGAACCTAGACAGCTACGGACTAAAGCCGCTGATACAGCGCTACGGAAAGCGATTTTTAGGTATTCAAAACGAAGTTTTCACATTCGAGGACTTATTCGGAAAGCGCAGCCCTGCACCGTTTAATACGTTGATCGTAGGCATTTACGCTATTTACGACGTGTACTACGGCTGGAAGCTAACAGAGTGGCAGTTCGAAACGATGAAAAAGACCGATAACCTACTTAACTGTTATGCAGAAATCGACAGTAAAATACCGCAGGTCGATGTATACATGTGCCGCACTGGGTTTAACGTAGACCTCGAAGAGTTAAAAGAGCTAGAGGTAGAGTTCGCAGAGAAGGTACAGAAGGCGATAGATTCCGTGTTTACTGCGTACAAAATAGACGAGCAGTTCTTATACGACATGTCTCACACTCTCAACGGCGCAAAAATACAGAAGTGGAAGGAAACAATGCACCGCAAGATAGATAAGAAGAAGGAGCAGCTACAGAAGGCGAAAGATGTCAAAGCCGAATGCGAAAAGAACGGCAAGACGAAGCTCAAAAAGTACACGAATGCGTTAGACAAGATTAAGCAGCACCAGCGAGAACTAAAAGAACTACAGCGAATGCTAGTCGAAGAGGATAACGACCTATTCATTAAGTCATTCGAGTTCACGAATAATAACCATATCGGCTACTTAATCTACGACTTCTTAGAAATCGAAGACAAAACGTACAGAATACAGAAAGGTAAGAAGCGTAGTACAGCGTCAGACGTATTAAAGATTTACTACGAAGACGAGGAAAGTCTAGCGCCGCTAGCTACCGTGGCGGAATACCAAACACTACTAAACACATTCGTACTAAAGATACCGCAAGCAATGGAAGTAGACGGACGTTTTCACAGCGAATTTAAGGCGGGCGGAACGTCTACAGGGCGGTATAGTTCCGCAGCATACAGCGGCAGACCTATCGACATCTTAGACGAGTTTAAATAATACCGATCTCATTAACGTTCTGCGCCTAGAGAAGCGCAGGGCGTTTTTATTTTGCCCTAATAAACCACAAGGGGGCTACGCATGGAACGGCAAGTACATTACGTAAAAGAAGTACCGAAGGAGCTAGTAGTAGATATGCTGCACAAGTTCCATTATTCGAAAGTATTACCACGCATTAACAAAGTATTTCTAGGAGGATACAACGACAAACACGAGCTAGTCGGAGTTATGACGCTAGGGTGGGGTGTAAGACCACTACACACGATACGAAAGTTATTCCCGTCTTTAGAAAGTAAGGATTACTTCGAAATCGGACGCATGGCACTCGACGATAAATGCCCGAGAAATTCAGAGACGCAGTTCATGTCTTTATGCAATAAGTACGTAAAACAAAACTACCCGCATGTTAAGGCTATTTTTACATGGGCGGACGGAATGCTCGGTAAGGCTGGGTACGTATACCAAGCAGGCAACTTCCTATACGGGGGCTTTTCGTGGACAGATTCGTATTTCACAGATACAGGCGAGAAGGTACACCCACGAATGATAGTGAGCAAGCGAGGCAGCCGACCAAAGTATGAAGAGGTTAAAGCGGCTGGGTGGAGTCACTACAAAGGCAAGCAGTTCCGATACATTACTTTCTTATGTTCGAAGACCGAAAAGAAGCGACTCATACGAGAAAGTACCGTTACATGGACGATTAAAGGTGCGCCAAAAGAGCATGATCTTGCGTGGAAGGTAAAAACAGACGACGGCTGGGTTTTATCAGAGCGACCATTCTACGACAAACAAAGTACAAACTTCTATAAATCAAAAAAAGATAAATCGTAATACCAAGAAACGAAACGCCTTGCGCCTAGAGAAATGCAAGGCACATTTGAAACAAAACAAATCATAGGAGGTCATTAACATGACAAAATACACAGGATACCAAGCAATCGAATTAATTAACAATGGGATTAGCGTAGCGGAGGAAAAAGCGCCACATATCGAGTACTTCAAAGACGCATCAGACAACGTAATTAAAACGTTCAATAACCGTACAGGTAATGTAGAGGCAGTTATGCAGCTATCAGAGTTCTTAAATAAAGAGTTCGTAACGGTAATGGATTTATTAAAAGTAGGCGAGTACGTGAAAGTAGCGCACGGTGGTAATGGATTCTCGAAAGAGGGCGACATTTTACAGCTTAAAAGCGTATCGGGCGTTGGTGGATTCGAAACGAAGAAGCTAGACGGAAAGTACGGTGGATTCAAATACACATACAACTTAGTACGAGCTACAGATGCGGAAGTGTTAGCAGCAAAGCAATCGTTATTAAAAGAGGGCGGTCTTGCAAAAGTAATCGCTAATACAAATAATCACGAGTTCCCTATCGGAGAAATCGTTAAGTTAGAAAAAGAAAGACGCAAAGGAACGGCAGACGTTTACTTTAAATCTTACTATCTTGACGGTCACGACTGGTGGTGTGTGCGCCCTACGGACTTACTTCCGTTAACAGCCGAAGAGGTTGCGGAAATGGAGCAGAAAGAAAAAGAGGAAAAGGAACGCAAAGAGAAAGAAGCAGCAGCGAAAAAGCTACGTGAGCAACAGGCTGCTTTAAAAGTAGGCGACATCGTGAAAGTACTCGAAAACGGCTCGCACGGGTTTAAAGCGGGCGACGTACTTCGCATCTACGATATCGTGAGCTATGGTCAGAATCAGATTCGCTGCGAACGCTTAGACGGCAAACGAATCAGCAAAGACTACTTCTATAACTCAGAGCTAGCGTTAGCTACAGATGCGGAAGTGTTAGCAGCGAAGAAAGCGCTACTAACGAAGGGCAGCTATGTAAAAGTGACTTGCCGAGGTTTTAACACAAACGTACAAGTAGGCGACATCGTAAAAATCGTAACTAACGATAGCTCTCGCATTCCTTTCGAAATCGAAACGCTAGAGGGCAAAGAGTTAGGCTGGATTCCTGCGGCAGACGTAGAGCCAGTAACAGATGCGGAAGTAAAAGAGTCGAAAGCTAAGTTAGAAGAAGAGCGCAAAGCAGAAGAGCTTCGTAAGAAGTGGGACGAAATCGGTCGAGAAGTAGGCGAAATCAAAGCGGGCGATATCGTACGAGTTATCGCACGAGGTTCATCAGACTTCAAAGTAGGCGAGCTTGCTACTGTACAAAGCGCATGTAAGAAAGTCGCACACTTAACTAATGAGCGTGTTAAATCGCACAACGCTAACTGCCTAGCTCTTAAACGTTTCGAGTTAGTAGTGCCAGTAGAACAACGCTTCGACAAAACAGCGTAAGGGGGTCGCATTTATGGGCTACCCTGTCACGGTAACAGATGCGAACTACCACGACATAGTAACGAAGCTCATAACAGATAACACGAAGGTACGCAAGGGTAGTAACCTGCAAAACATTCCAGCTAGGGGCGATGGGCTACGAGTACGTGGCGCATTCAAACCGCAGGAAGGCTGGTACTACTTTGCTGCCGATTTATCACAAATAGAGCCTCGTATTATGGCGCACATCATGTACGTAAAGTATGGCGACAATTCACTACGCAGCATTTTCACAGAAGGGCGAGACTTATATACGACAATGGCTATGATGGTATTTAACTTAGAAGAGAAATACTGCGTAGACAAGGCGTACGATCCTACGGGACGTTTTAAACCTCGTGCGATGATGAAGACAGGCGTACTAGCGAAGTCTTACGACCAAAAGGTAGACAATTTCTGTACGAAGATGGGTGTAACTCGTGAAGTAGGCGACATGTTCTACGAGAAGTTTGATACGGCGTTCCCTTCATTCATTACGATGGTAAGGGACTTCCGTACCTTCGCACTAGAGAACGGCTACAGCGAGACACTATTCGGCAGAAAGCGAAGATTCCCGCTACTAAAAGAGTACAAGACGTTAGTACAGCGAAACGAACGCAAGCTAATCGACTTATACATAGAGCGTAAGCGACTTCGTAACAAAAAGAACCAAACGAAGAACGACGCAGCAAGACTCGTAATACTACAGGAAAAGATAGATGAACTAGCAGAAATGCGCAACCTAGTTTCGTACTGGGAGCGTGCTAGCTTTAACTCGGTAATTCAAGGTACAGGGGCGGACATACTCAAAAAGAACATGATTCGCTTGTACCACGAATGCCGAGCGAGAGGCTGGGAGCTAAACGCATCTATTCACGATGAAATTAAATGCGCAGTACCTCTAAAAGATTTAACGCTAGAGAATGCGGACTTAATAACGGACATCATGACGAAATCCGTAGAGCTATCGCTACCGCTAAAGTCAGATACAGTTATCGAGACAGTATGGGGCGCAGAATACGGGCTAGACGAATGGGACTTCGAAAATGCGAAACCTCTAGCAGCATAATACCAAGAAATGAAAAGCCTTGCGCCTAGAGAAGCGCAGGGCGAAATTGATACAAAACAGGAGGCGAAAGAAAGTGATTACATTAGAAACGAAGGATAAACGATGGCACGAAATGCGAGAGGATTTAGGAGAGCGGCTGGTTAATGCTGGGTTTATCAAGAAGACGGACGAAAAGTATATTTACGGAAATCGCACATTCGGAAAAGTTTACGGTATTCAAGTAGTAAATGGCACGCCCTCAGATGTACGAATAGAGGGGCTATCGTTACAAACTACGTATGATTTCCATAACTGCGAACTAAGTGTATGGGGGACGGCGCAAAGATATGCGGGCGCTGCGTATTCAGTAGGCGAGCTAGTAGAGCTAAGAGATTTACTAACAAGATGGCAGAGCGACTGGGAACGAAAACTACACATGGAGGCGGCAGCATGAACAAGGTTTATATCGCACTAATATTCGATAAGGACAAAATGCCGATGGCATACACACCCGACGCAGATACATACGAAGAAGCAGTAGAGCTAGGTGCGCAGGGATTAGACGAAATCGAGAACGCACACTATTTTAAAATCGAACAATACTACACAAAGGGAGCGAGCAAATAATGGCATACAAAGAGGTATTTACTATCTTAGACTTCGAAACTACAGGGCTAGATCACAATAACGAGCAGGTCGTAGAGGTTGCTGCGATTCGCACAGACTTAGAGCAGGAGTTAGGGAGACTACACTTATTAGTAACGTTACAGGACGGCAAGAAGCTGCCCGATTTCCTTCTAGATAATACTGATCTTACGGACGAAATGCTAGATAATGGCGTCGAAGAGCTGCAAGCTATGATTATCTTAGCGGCATTCATCGGTAACAGTACGGTAGTAGCTCACTATGCGCCGTTTGACTTCGCATTCTTGAGCGGTTACGGCATTCAGCCGCCACTATTCTTATGCACACGCTCAATCGAACGTTTCTTACATCCGAAATTAAGTGCAAGCCTATCACCAACTGCGGAACGTTACGGCGTTAAGTTAGAGGGAGCGCACCGAGCTATGAACGATATCGAGGCGACAGCAGGCGTACTAAAGGCGCAGCTAGGCGTAATTAAAGCACGAGGCATCGAGCGTCACGAAATCCAAAATATGATTTTCGATAGCGCAGAACGTCCGAACCGCTTTACGCCATTCTTAGCACGAGTAAAGGGGCTAGAGAATGAAAACAAATAAAGAGAAGACAGCGATATACGGCAAACGTGTAGAGATTACGCAGGAAGGTCGATACCACGGCAAGGTAGGCACAGTACTAGACGGGTATAACTCTATGAATGCGACACACGACCACGTATATATTATCGACATCGGAACGGAGTTTCTTGTGCCTATGCACGAGGACTTCGTAAAAGAGATTAAGGAGGCTGCGGTATGAACCACCTAGAGATTAAGATTAACGAAGTAATACACGAAGAGCCATACGAAAGTCATACATTCCCCGATAGTAAATTTATTAAGGCTACGTTACTTATTAATGCGGCAAGCAATCTGCAAACAGTAACGAGAGTATTCACTAAAGCAACGTGGGAGCGTGTAAAAGAGCAAGGGTATTACATCGGATAGGGCGCTATATGCGCTCTTTTTTTTATTTGAAAATTAATTGTTGACATGTTTAAAGTGTCGGTATTAAGATCGAAAACGTAGACAACGAACTACACGACCTATCAAAAGGTCGATGCGTCATGGACGAAGAAAAGCGCATCCACAGCGAAAACAAAACGAAAGAGGTAATGACATGTACGTAATTAAATGCGAAGGTTTCAGAGAAGAAAAAGGATACAATACAGGCGGGTTGCTATGGGATATCAAAATGCTAGAAATTGATATGATGCAATCAAGACACGAATTTGATAGCGGCGTAAAAGAGCTATTCTACGGACTAGCGAAATGCGGCGAAGTTAAAACAGTATCAGCGGGACGTGCAGCGAAGGTACAGGGCGTTCTTACAAAACATAACTATATCGTAGCGTTAGGCTACTAAACACACGCACACACGGGCGCTCTTTTTGAGCGCTCTTTTTTGCGTTTAAATTTATTCTTGACAAATCACCAACATTGCGAATCACCTGCGCCTATAAAAACGAAAGGGCGCAAAAGCCTAATAAAAACAAGGGGTGACGCAATGAGCGGACTATTTACACAAGTGAATATTAACAGCACGTACAAGCCAGCAGCCGCTACAGCAAGCGGCACAGTAGAGAAGCGAGGTGACAGCGACTTAGCAAACGATATTCTCGACATGTTCGACAAGTGGCACGCACATCGGGAAGTATGGGACGACGATTTAGATGCGAAGATTTTCCAAATGGAATATGAAATACGCAAGACGAATCGCAAGCGCCTGCCGTGGGGCAAGAAAGGTACTAGATACTTTAGCCCGTCAAGTGCGAACAGTGACTCACGAGAGTTATACATGAAGCTAACAGGCTCGCAGCGTGACCAAGAAGAGGGGCAAGCGCATCAAGGGCGTTGGCGTCGCATGGGTAGCTCATACGGCGACATGCTGCAACGTGACCTACTTTACATCGAGAAGCACTGGGAGAAGGAGTTCGGCGAGAAGCCGCCTTTCATTCCGTACTACGTCGAAGTTAACGGCAAGATGTATCCTGCGTGGGAGAAATTCGCACAGGAAATCAAACACGTAGAACATAACGGGCGCACTATCTCTATCTTAGGGCAATGCGATGGAATCTTAGTAGACACTCGCACAGGCGAATTAGTTCTATTAGAGATTAAGTCGAAACAGACGTCTGCTGCGCAAACAGGTTTCTACAGCATGAAAGAAGCTAAAGACGACCACATGAAACAGACGGTACTTTATTCGGAGCTATACGAAAAATACGGCATTAGTCGAGCGATAGTTCTGTACGGCAACATGTCTAAGAAGACGTGGAGTATGCAGAAAGAAGAGTACGCAAAAAATCCCGACCTTCGGGCGTTCGAAATCGAGCTAACCAATATCGGGCGTCAAGAAATTCTTGACAAATTCGATAAGGTACTAGTCGCAGTCGAAACGAAAAACCCGCCAGTATTCGATATCACGAAATTCACGTTCAATAACTTCAAAGCTGCTACAGTGGCGAGCTTAACGACGGAAGAGTACGAAGATATCGCAGTACAGGTACAACGCATCAGCCGAAGCCGTATGCCGCAATGGAAGAAAAATGGCGTGCTGGAAGCGTGGGATTACATCAAAAAGAACTGGAAGGCGGAAGAATGCAACGCCGTTTTCTAGGGCTTGACTTATCAATGAGCAGCGCAGGCGTAGCAATTATCGACCTAGTAGACGGGTCTTTAGAGCTGCGCACAGCGTATCGCATTAAGACGAACCCGAAACAGCGGCACGGGCAGCGACTTAATCAGATTGCGCAAGAACTACGCAGCACATTAAAAGAGTACGAGCCTTTCGACACTATCATTCGTGAAAAAGGGTTTAGTAGATTCGCTGCGACAACGCAAGCACTATTTAAAGTCGTAGGGGTTAGCGATTTAGTTTTACGAGACTATCATATCGTGGAGCTATCGCCGACAAGTATTAAACGCATTATGACAGGCAGCGGAAAGGCAGGAAAACAAGAGGTAGAACTAGCAGTACGGGACGTACTCGGGCTGGGTGATGATTACATCTTCATCAGCGACGACGAGAGCGACGCATGTGCAGTAATTCTAGCTTACTTATTAGAGAATAAGATTCTCGAAGAAAAAGAGCCGAAAGAGAGCGGGGAAAATAAATGACAAAGGGGAAAAAGCCAGTGTTAGTAATCGACGGAGTAGTAGGATGCGGAAAGACAACGTTAGCAAAGATTTTAGAGAAGGAGTTAGATATGCCTCTATACGAGGAAATCGGCAGTCAAGATACTATTAACTTACTAGACCGATTCTATGCGAAGCGTACACGATGGGGATTCACGTTACAGATTCATTTCTTAAATACGAGATTCCGCCAAATTAAGGATATTCACGAAAACGGGGGCGGCATGTTAGATCGCAGTATTTTCGGTGATAGATTATTCGCTGAAATGATGGCAGAGGACTTAGAAGACGGCGGCGAAGGTATGACGTGGGAAGAGTTCCGCACATACTCGACGTTACTAGACTCTATGCTAGAACATGCGCAAGCACCTACGTTACTAGTATATCTAGAGTGCGACGTAGATACGGCAATCGGACGAATTAACAAACGTGACCGAGGGCTAGAAAGTCAAGTAGAACGTGGATACTGGGAACGCCTAAACGACAAGTATACGACATGGTTCGAAGGGTACAACGCATCGCCTAAGATTAAGATTAACGTAGCTAACCTAGACTATGCAAACAACGAAGAAGACCGCAAGAAGGTAGTAGAATTAGTTAAGTCGGAACTAGCGAAGGTAGAGGGGCGCTAGTTCTGCGCCTCCAATTAGAGGGGGAAAACGAATGGACATGTTAAGAGGAATCTTAGGTATTATCGGCATTCTAGCTATTGCATTCTTACTATCGAAGGGAAAGAAACACATTAAGGTACGTACGGTAGTCGTAGCGCTAGTAATGCAGCTCGCTTTCGCATTCATCGTACTAAAATGGAGCGTAGGACAGAAGGCACTAAAAGCAGTTAGCGACGGCGTGCAACACTTTATGAATTTTGCTAACGAGGGTACATCGTTCGTATTCGGCAGCCTAGCCGACCAAAAAGCACACGGCTTTATTTTCATCTTACACGCACTAATGGTAATCGTATTTATTAGCGCACTAGTATCGGTTTTATATTACTTCGGCATCATGCAACGAGTGGTAGGGTTCTTCGGGTCTTTCTTCTCAAAAGTGTTAGGCGTATCTAAAATCGAAGGCATTAACGCAGTAGGTTGCGTAGCGCTAGGCGCATCGGAAGCACCTATTTTAATCAAGCCATACTTAGCGAAGCTAACGAAAGCAGAACTATTTACGGTAATGACATCGGGGCTTACATCGGTAGCGGGTTCAATCTTAGTAGGTTACGCAGCACTAGGCATTCCACTAGAATACTTATTAACTGCGTCAATCATGGCAATTCCAGCCAGCTTACTTATGGCGAAGATTATCATGCCCGAGCGTGAAGAAACGAAAATCAAAGATGTAACTCTAGTAAAAGATACAGAGAGCGCAAACATGTTCGACGCTGCTGCGAAAGGTGCGGGCGAAGGTATGCACATCGTATTCCAAGTAGCTGCGTGTTTAATGGCGTTTATCTCTATCGTAGCAATGCTTAACGGTATTCTAGGTGGTATCGGTCATTTATTCGGTTACGATGGGTTATCGCTACAATTAATCTTAGGCTACCTATTCGCACCGTTGGCGTTCTTAATCGGCGTGCCGATGGGCGATATTATGACGGCTGCCTCTTTCATCGGAGAGAAAACAGTATTAAACGAGTTCGTAGCGTACATGCACTTAGCAGGCGCAGACCTATCGCCGAAGGGCTTAATGGTAGTATCGTTCGCTTTATGCGGGTTCGCTAACTTCTCGGTTATCGCAATCTTACTAGGCAGCATCGGTACATTAGCACCTAGCCGACGTACAGACGTGGCGAAGATGGGACTACTAGCAATGGTAGCTGGACTACTAGCTAACTTATTAAGTGCTGCGGTAGCGGGTTTAATGTTCTAAGAAAACAGATCATAAAGAAGGCGGGGCGAAATGCCTCGCTTTTTTCTATATAGGGGGAAACGAAATGATAACATATACACTCGTATTAGTAGACAAAGCGAAAGAAGCTCGCAGACTAAACGCATTGTATCGAGAGAGAACTACCGATACATTTCGAATCGAAGCCGTAGGGGTGGGCGAAGTTGTTCACGGAAGAAGGCACGGGGCGCAGCGACCTAACATGCTTATTGATATGATTCAAGAAGTTCCGCAGGGCTACCCACATTTCGAAGAGTGGTACGCTATGGTTAGGAGGGCGCTTTCACATGACGCAATCTATATGTAACGAAGATATTAAGGCACTAATCACTAGGCGCAGATATCAAATATTAGTACACGCCTGCATATACTATCGCTTAAACGATAACATAGTGAGCGATTATACTTACGATGCGTGGGCGAAAGAGTTAGCGAAGCTGCAAGAAGAGTACCCAGCCGAAGCAAAGGCGGCAGAGCTTGCGAAGGAGTTCGAAGAGTTTAACGGTGACACTACTAGCGGATTTAATCTGCCGATACATCACCCGTACACGGTATCGAAAGCGATACACCTCGTACAATATCATCATAATAGACATAAAAAAGGGCAGTCGCTTAGTTAGCGCTGCCTTCTTTCATACGTTCTATTTCTTCTCTTTTTGCGATTTCTCTTTCTACGTTGTAAATGCTATCCGATTCCGTGTAGCGTGATTCTTGAATAGGTACAAGCTGGATAATTTCGTCTAAGCTAACGCCTAGCACCGTAGCCACTCGTACAATATGTGCGATGTTAAGAAGAATCGTTCTGTTTTCGCATATATCATTTAGTGCAGGCTGCGATAGCCCACATAATTCTGATAGTGATCGTTGAGAAAGACCGATTTTCTTTAGGTAGTCGCCCAGTACAATCTTTACGCCCGTAGGTGTTTTAGATTGGTGTATAGGGGCGATTCCCTTATACTTGTCTTTTTCCCAAACCTCGCTATCTTGTGTTGCCTTGTTAAAGTCGATGTATTTTAATGCGTCCATATTGCGCACTCACCTTTCTGTTATAGCGTTCCCGTATTAAGTTAATTTTATAATAGCATCATCGAATAGTATGCGCAAGGGATAGGCTGTAATTTAATTAAAAAGTTGACAGCGTACGCATTACAGGATACAATATAAGCAGCTTAAAATATTGAATGATAAGGGGAATCTATATGCAAGGTAAAAAGTATGCGGTAGTTATCACGGAGAAGACATGTGAGAGCAACTGGGATAAAAATACGTTTATGGCACTACTTCCAGCGTTCAATAACGGATATGTATATGCGAGAACATACGCAAGCAATCTAAAAGAGTTACTTGTTAACGTGGAAGACTTAATAGAGCAGGAAGAGTCGTACTTATTAAATAAAGGGCAGCAGCTTCCGACTTATATAGAAGTAACTAGCGAAGGCGCTTCCGAGTACCTGCCGCTAGATGAATTAGAAGCAGACGAAGCATTCGTAAATACATTCGTTACTACGTTACCTTAGGGTAGCGTATTTTTTGTTTAAAATTAATTGTTGACATGTTTACGCTATTAGTTTAGTATAAGGAACGTAGACAACGAACTACACAGCGAATACAAAACGAAAGAGGTACATAACATGGCGAAGAAAGACAAGTTAATTGAAAAGGCAATGCGCAAAGGTAAAACGATGAAAGGCACGGAGCTTCGAAAAGTTGCCGAGGCGTACGGCTGGTATCGTGACCCACAGCAAGGTAACGCTACTTCTCATAAGCATTGGATACACGACGAATACGACCATAAAGTAACGATAATGGCTCGTGACCATAGACCGAAAGAGGTAGAGGGGGTACTAAAACAGCTACGTATAATTGATTGATAGAGGGCGCTATAGGCGCTCTTTTTCTTTGTTTAAAATTAAATGTTGACAGGTTTAACCTTTCAATGTTATTCTTTTTACGAGCTAATAAAAACGGAGGTTATACATATGACAGAACAATTAAGCCTATTCGAAGCATTCGGCGTAGAGCTATTCGACGCACGCATACATGACGAGGCAGTAAAAGAAGCGAAAAGAAACTCTATGAAAAACGCAACGGCTGCGAAGACAACGACAGTAGCAGTACCAGCGGTAGAACCAAAAGAAGAAATTAAGCAAACTATAGATAGAGCGCTAGCGCCTACGTGGAGAGTTGAGCTATTCGATAAGGATAAGGCACAACGTTTCGCATGGTATCGCTGCGAGGACGAAGAAGAAGCGAGAGCCGCTACGAAGAAAGAGTACGCAGGATTATTCGCTATAATAGAAGTGCGAGAGTCAGAATACACGCTCGAAGAAATCGAAGCTATGGACTGATTAATACTTTACATTTACGCATACTGCGTATATAATAGGTCGTAGATAATACGAAAAGGTGGAATACATATGAACGGTAAAAAACTATGGACTATATTACGTGGCATTGCGTGGACTAACATAGGTATGGGCGTTTTAGGGTTCTTGTACGGTCTTAGTCTAACGGTAACGACAAATAGCACATACTCAACGTACACAGAGCCGCACCCCGACCGCTGGGTCGCAGCGTTTACGCTATTGCTTGCGGGCTTAATGTCTAGCCTTGTTTTCTTCTTCCTTGCAAGAGTACTTGAAGACAGCGCAACGAAAGAAGTTATTCTACGTGATATGTTAAAGAAAATCGACTCATTAGATAAGAAAACGAAGTACTAGGGCGCTATAGGCGCTCTTTTTTTTATGCCCAAATTATCATCGAAATAATATGTTGACAGCGTGCGCCTTTCAGTGTAATATAATAAACGTAGCAGGCGAGCTACTAGAAAGCATACGAAAGAGGTCGTACATATGAACAAAGAAACAATTGAAAAGTTAAAAGAGGAATCGGTATTCGTTTACTACGCTACCGAGAACCCGCTAGGCTGCTTATTCTTAATCGTGTTTAACGCAGTACTACTAGTCGGCAGTTACTTCATTATCAAAGTAACGCTAGATTTAGTAATCGGGTAACACAGGGGGCGCTCGAAAGGGCGCTCACTCTTATATAACTAAAGGGGATATCATATGATTTCGTATATCAAAAGATTAATATGCAAAATGCGAGGCTATCACAGAATGGACTATACATATGATTACTGCGTTACATGCGGAAAGAAGAGAAGCAAGTAATGTACGGGTACTTTTACAACGGCAATACAGTTAATTATTACTACAGTATAATTACGGACGAGATATATTACTACTTCGTGCATGACAGCGGACACGAAGGCAACGAGGCGCAGACAGTCGGCATATACCGAGGACTGACGCTAGAGCAATTCATACACGTATGCAGGGAAGACGAAAACGGACAACTACATAAGGAATTTAGATAGGGCGCTATAGGCGCTCTTTTTTTATGCCAACTTTTCGAAGCTGCTGCGCCTAGAGAACTGCGAAGGGAGGTGCGACAGTGGGCGCAAAGCTATACGCAAAGCTAGGAACTATGGCAGCAGGTAAAAGCCTAGAGCTGCTAAAGACAGCCGACACATTCGAGCGCACAGGTAAACGGGTTATGATCCTAACGCCTGCGCTAGACACTCGCCACGGTATCGGAAAAGTTACGAGCCGTATCGGGTTGCAGCGTGACGCTATACCAATTACAGAGGCGGACGATATCGCACAGTTAGCGTATACGTACGATCCGCATGTAGTGCTGGTAGACGAATCGCAGTTCTTATCCGCAAGTATGGTGCAGGAACTAGCCTGCGGCGTTGTGGACGAGCTGGACATACCTGTAATAGCGTTCGGACTAAAGAACACTTTCCAAAACAAACTATTCGAAGGTACAGCGGCGCTAATGGTGTACGCAGATAGTATCGAAGAAATCAAAGGGCTATGCCAGCATTGCGAACGCAAAGCGATCATGAATCTTCGACTAGTGGACGGTGTGCCATCGTACGAGGGCGATACGGTACAGATAGGCAGCGAAGAGTATATAAGCGTATGCCGCAAACATTATTACAAAAACAAGGAGGAAATACCTTATGAAGAAGTTAGTACCAATCAAATGCGAGTTAAGACAATCACCACGCCAGCCGAGAACGTTTCACCTAATCGAGCTGAAGACGGGCAGAGAGAAGTTAGTAGCGTTTGGCGGAATCTTTCCGTTAAAGGCATCAAAAAAACTTATGCACGAATTACAAAACGACTACGGGGTAAAAGTCGTAAACATGCACGACTTCTATAAAGAAGTACGCAAGCAGATTAAAGGGGGCGTATTGAATGGGTAGGACAAAGGTAGCCGTAGGTGTATTCGCTGCGTTGCTACTACTCGTAATCTTCCCGCTGGGTATAAGCGAAATCAAAGAAGGCAAAGAAAAGATCGCAACGCTCGAAACTGATTTACTACGTGAAAAAGCCGAGCATACAAAGGCTTCGAAACATTACCAGCAGGAGAAGGAGAAAGTAGACGGGCTTAATAGTCAAGTTAATGCGTTAGAGGACGAGCTAGGGAATGCGAGAGCAGAACTAGGGGAGGCGCAGCAAGAAACAAAGGCAGCAAAAGAAGAAGCAGAGGTAGCGAAAGCCGAGGTAGAAAAGTTAAAAAAGGCTAGAGCGTCCGCCGTTAAAAAACCGCCAGTACAACGAGAGGAAGCAAAAGCGCCACCGAAAGAGGCGCAAGCACCGAAAGAAGTACAGGCAGCACCAGCGAAGGCAGAAGAGCCAAGCGGAAACGGTGGGCGCAAAGTATCATTTATCGTCACTGCATATGGAGCAGACTGCGCAGGGTGTCAAGGTAAGACGGCAAGCGGTACAGACTACGCAAAAGGTCGAACTATCGCAGCACCACCGCAGTACGCTTTCGGCACTAGAATCGAAATACCCGAACTAGGCGGCACATTCGTCGTCGAAGACCGAGGCGGTGCGATACAAGGAAATAAGCTAGACCTATTCTACGGTACAGAGGCGGAAGCATTGGGCTTCGGGGTACGAGTTGTAGAGGGAATAGTATACGACTAGGGACGCTTAACGGCGTCTCTTTTTTTATGCCAAAATTACGATCCTGCTGCGCCTATAGAAATGAAAGCAATACAAAAACGAAAAGAGGTAATGAAACATGAAAGAAATTACATTCGCTCGCATATGGTTCTTAGTAGGCGCAGGAGACATCGCAGCAGCAGTACATCAATATCACAAGGGAGAAGGCATGTTCATGGTAGTATTCGCAGCACTAGCCGCGGTACTTTGCTATGTTATCGGATTCTCATACGTAAAGGGGCGTAGTGAATAATGGATACATTACAAACGAGAGAACCTGTAGTAATCGGACTAGCGGGCAAGATGCGAACGGGTAAGGATACAATCGCCCGCCTTATGTCACAGGTAAAGCGTGGTAGCTTCCATAGAGCGGCATACGGTGACGAATTAAAGAGCGATTACCACGAAAAGCACGGATTCCCAACAGACGGAAAAGCTCGCAAGGGCTACCAAGACCACGGACAAGCCGAACGAAAGAAAGACCCGCTTGTATGGGTAAAGAAGTTAGATTCTACTTTAGTAATCCTGCGTGAGCTTATGGGTCAAAACGTAGTAATTACGGACGTACGCCAGCCGAACGAGGTCGAGCATATTCGAAAGATGGGCGGCTATATCATTCGTGTGAACGTTGACGACGAAATTCGTCTCGCTCGTATGAATGCCAAAGGCGACAACTTTACGCAAGCTGATCTTGTTCATGAGACAGAAATGTCTATCGACACTTTCGACGTAGATTACGAGCTTACGAATAACGAGGGTATCACGGAATTAGTACACCAACTAGACCCGATTCTATTAGATATCGACAGAAGATGGAGGGAGGGCGAATAGATGGAAGAGTGCTGCGTAGTGTGCGGCGCACATATCCAACAGGGCGATATATGTTATCAGCATTATAATCAGCTCGCATGTAGTGAAGGGTGCGCATTAGATTTAGCAGGGGTAGAAGAGGGCATTATGGGCGAATAAAAAAGACGCTCGTATGAGCGCCTGTTATTAGTTAGCTTTCGCTTCGGCTTTCGCTTTCGCAGCGGCTTCGGCTTGTTGCTTGCGATTTAGTTTTGGGTTTGGTACTGCTGCTGCTTTCGCTTCGGCTTCGGCAGCGGCGGCTTCCATAGCTGCTACTTTTTCTTCATGTATGAATGAGAATACACCTACATAGTCTTTGAAATCTTCGTCTAAGAAGTACTTAACACTTTTCTTTTCTTCACCGTCGGGCTTAATTCCAGCTTGTTCTATGAATGTTTTAGCGCTCGCATAGGCTCTATCACCACTAAAGCGGAATGGTTTTTTCTCGGGGTCTGCATGTTCACTATCGAAACGCACTAGGTAGATCGTACCGTCAACGTGTCCTATCTGTACATCAGTAGGTACTGACTTCGTAATACCGAAACGTTTCTGCGTATCAGAGTTCATGTATATGCGTCCCTGCGAGTCCACGGAAATATAAGGTTTTTCAGACTTTTGTTTCTCATTAGAGAAGATACCGAAATCAATTTTCTTTCCAGTCATAAATAATCAACCTTTCATATATAGAATTTTCATTATCTAGTATACACGTAAATCTAAAAGGAGGCAATACGAAACATGGGCGTATCTAATTACGACAAGGAAGCAGGCACAAAGAAATACGAAATAAAATACACGCTAGATACTACAGAAGGGGTCGAAAGGATTCTAGAAGACACGCACAAGATACGTAGTAGGGCTTTCGAGCGTGGCGACATGGCGGCAATCGACTTACTAGTAGACCTAGAGGCGGCTATAGAGAAAGCGCCGTTAACAGACAAGCAACGTAGAGCAATAGAACTATACTACGAAAACGATTTAAGCCAAGAAACGACGGCTAAACTAATGGGCTGCGATACCTCGACAGTAAGCAGACACCGAAAAGCGGCAGTAAAACACATTACGAACGTATATAAACAATGGGAATATAACTAGGAGGATAACGACAATGATAGCAGGAAACCAGATCATAAACTTCAAAGGGTACAAAGAGCAATTTATTACGGTATTTACAGGCGACTATAAAAAGCTATTCGCAGAGGAAACGGAAAAGCTAGTAAAGCTAATGCTACCGCTACCCGAGCGTATGGAAGCCGTAGAGTTCTTAACAGAACGATTCTTCGAAGACGTGGGGCGTATGCCTACCGATGTCTATGCGACAGACTCAAATAATAAGAGAATCAACGCACTAGACTTACTTTCTAGTCACATCTTATACGAGAGCTTAGAAGGCGACGCACGCCCCGACAAAATTACGCTCGAAGAGTTCCCAGTAGTGACCGAAAGCCAAACGAAGCGCCGCCGCATCAAACGTGGAGAAATCAGCGTAGACGTTACAAAGGCATGTGCGTCTATCGCTAACGATGGAAGGAACTACCGAGAGCCTACGAGACGAGTGCGTAAGCCATACGAAAACGACAAAGTAGAACAACTAGCGGCTGAAAAGATGCGTGAAGCGGACGCCACATATAAGGCTGCTACGTCACCGAGTAAGATCACGAAAGGGCGAGTAGCCTAGTACCATTATAGGTGGCTCGTACTACTTATATACGTAGGAGGTGCAAAATGTTAACTAGGTTTAGGCTAAAGCCAAATATACGCAAGGTACTTAAAAAGCAAGGGCTATCTATTAGCCGACGAGAATACGAGTACTTATGTTACTGTAATAGTATTATCATAAACACAAGCCCAGCGAATCCGAAGGAGCGACTAAAAGACGGCGTGAACATCATCGAAGTTATTCACGAAGGTCATAGCGCTAAGTTTTGGATAGAAGTATATAGAAAGAGAGTTATTAGAGCTTACGTTATGTAGGCTCTTTTTTATGCCCTAAAATAAAAGTTGACATGTTAAAGTTGTCAGTGTAATATAATAAACGTAGACAACGAACTACACAGCGAAACTAAAAACGAAAGAGGTAATTACAAATGAAAAACGCATTATTAGCACTTGCAATCGGAGCAACTACATTCGTCGGAGGCATGTACGTAGCACGCCACGAAGAGGATCGTACGGTATCGCAAGATTTTAAGGTTACTATCGTAGAAGGTACTGCAATCGTAGGAAGCGGCAAGGAAAATCACGGCATTTACTTAACAAATGACGGCGAATTTAAGGACTACGACAGCATTAAAGTGGGCGATATGATTCGTGTAACGTTCGGTAATGCGGACGACGATATCCGCAATGTAGAAAGACTAAAATATTAAGAGACAGGGCGCTATATGCGCTCTTTTTTTATTGCTGCGAAACTTTTTTCGAAAATATCGTTGACACGATAAACATGTCAGTGTAATATAATAGACGTAGCAGGCGAGCTACTAAAACATAAAACGAAAGAGGTAATCACACATGAACACACTTAAACCATTAAAACAATATGAGGCAGAAATCGAAGCGAAATTACTTCACTACATCGAAAACCCCGACGCTCACGGCTGGCACTTCACAGACAGCGAGTTCATCGGATATAGAGACGGGCATTTTAAAGCGAGAGCTAAACATCCCGACGACAACGACTTAGCGGTATTCCGCTTCGACCCTTACACATTCGTTGTAACAGTCGAATTTAAGAGATTCAGAGGTACAGAGTACCATATCGGTACACTTGCTTAAAACGGAGCGCTTCGGCGCTTCTTTTTTTTTATGCCTTAAAACTTTTTTAACGAATTGTGTTGACATGTTCAACGTGTCAGTGTAATATAATAAGCGTAGGGTGCAACGAACACCACACAGGGCTATCGAAAGCCCGCTGCGTCATGGACATAGAAAAGCGCAGCACACAGTAAACTATAAACGAAAGAGGTAATCACACATGAAATTTTCAATCACATTAGCAAACTTAGGAGTATACAACGAGGGCGAGTTACACGCAGAAAGCATTCTCTTCCCAGCAGAAACGAAAGAGGTTGCAGCAGCGTATAACCGAGTATCATATAGCGGAATGAATGACGTAATTATCATATCTGATAACGCACCATTCGAAATTCACCAATACGAGCAGCTAGCAGTTTTAGAGCGTATCGGGAATCTCGACGAAGATACATACGAAGCATTCCTAATCCTAGCGAATCATATGTCACTTAACTTAGCTTGCGAAATGGCACGCCGCAATGAGTTTCGCATCTACCGAGAGGTGAAGGACGTAGGCGACGTAGCTTATCAAATTCTACAAGAAGATGCAGACTTTCAAGAGCTGCCCGACTTCGTAAAACGTCACTTCGATTACGACGGATACGGCGAAGAGCTGGAAAGCGAATCTTCTTTCTATGAAGACTTTGCAAACGAAGCGCTTTTAGTAATTCATGATTAAATGCCAGGGCGGGAAACCGCCTTTTTATTTTGCGAGGGCGCTATATGCGTCCTTTTTGTCGTGGACTCGCCAAGATATCGAACATGCTGCGCCTATAGAAATGAAAAGACAAGCGAAAGAGGCGAGATCATGGAAACTAAGAAATTCTTATTCAATCGTAACGGCATCAAAGTAGGATACGACAAAGCAATAGAGCAGCCTAGCGTGGACGTGCTAAAGAATACGCCTGCATTATGGAATGCTTCACTACAGGACGCACTAAAGTACGGTGGCGAGCTTACAAAAGCTGCTATAGGTGCGATGAATCTGCGCCACGATAAAAAGTACATCGTAGTAGATACAAAGGTACATATGCTTATGCCTAACATGTGTCCAGCTATTCCAAATTGGCACAGCGACGGCGTACCACGAGGCAACGAATTACGACCCGAAGCGAAAGCAGCACCCGACATCTTCGCACAGGACTATATGCGAGACAGCCGTTTCCATTTACTCGTGACAGGTGAAGGCTGCCTAACCGAGTTCATTACGAAGCCCGTCGAACTGGACGTACCAGCAGAGCCAAATACGGCGCTATACGGAATGGTTAACAAGCAAGTAAGGGAAATGGTAGCAGCAGGCGAATTAGACGTATTCACAGCGCCGTCGTGTACGGCTATCGAGTTCGATTGGTTCGATATTCATAGAGGCGTGCAGGCAACTAAACACGAATGGCGTTACTTAATACGAGTAACAGAAACCGACCACATGCCGCCGCAGACGGATTTACGACAGGTATTACGTACGCAGCAACAAGTATATGTACCGACTGATTTCGGATGGTAAGGGGGAGTAGGGATGGAAGGTTTTACGTTTAAATTCGGTGATAAGGTCGAGTTAGCTAGTCCAAGAGATACGGAGAGTCATTATGAAGGCTTATTCGGTGTAGTTGTTGGCTCGGAGTACGACGAAGGCTACAAATGCTATCAAGTATGGTTCGAAGGTGACTATGAACCTGAAACAAGGTACGAAGATGAGTTGAAGTACAAGGAGAAAGGGGCGATAGAATGAAAACAGTATTTAACTGTACGCAAGTATCTGCCGACACGATAGAGGTATATAGAGCTGCCGACGATATTGTAATAGAGCTAGATGTAGGCGTAGACTTCGATACATCGGTACTCATTTCGGTAGAAGATGCGAAGAAGCTACGCAAGTCACTAAAGAAGCTAATACGAGAGGCGGAAGAGAACTATGTTAGTGTGTGCTAAATGCAGAAGAGCAGCAACAGGGCTTTACAATTCAACGACGCAGCCGCAGCTTTTAATATGTAAAAAATGCAAAGCGAAAGAAAAAGATCAGGAAAAAGGAGAGTGTAATTAATGACTAATTTATTCATGGCAGTACACAAGGAAAAGGGTCACATTATCGCAGGTGCAAAGGGGCAGGCATGTTTCTTCGATAAGTCTTTCTTAGGGCGTTCTATCGGACAGACAAGCAACAAAAAAGGGGATTACGTTATTATCGAGTTCAACCCTACGAGAATCATCGCAGCAGCAAACCCGAAAGAGTTTAAAGTAACTGAAATACACGGCAAGGATTGGAACGACGAGGCACGTTACGAGCTATCAACGCCTGCTGGTGGTTTCTGTATCGGCTCACTAAGCGAATGCCCCGAAGACGCTTCTCTAGGGCGTGACCTAAGTTTTGCATATGACGTCGTAGACTTAATGCGTGAAGCATACGAGGCGGGATTACGTGGTGATAAGTTTATCGTAGAACAGGAGGACGAAGAAGAATAGGCGCTCAAATAGAGCGCTCTTTTTTATGCCTAAATAACGAGCCTGCTGCGCCTAGAATAACGAGGACAAAAAGAAAGGGGGCGCTTATATGGCGCAAGAAATCACGGTAGGAACGTTAGCAAGATTAACGGATAGTTTCACTATTGCCGAGGTATGGGACGACGACACTCTAAAGATTTATAAAGAGGACTGTACGCATTTTGTGCGTGGTACGGTCGTGGAAGTTCTGCACTTATTCGAAGGTGAAGGGTGTCCGCAGCAGGCTGTAATTTACTCGGAGGTGCTGAAAGAGGCGACGACGTGTGCAGTAGACTTTCTAGAGCCTATGAAGGTTATACATGTAAGCGGGTATGTGCCTGCGGGCAAAATGATACGGGGGTGAGGGATATCAAACGGCTACGAACGAAGAAAGAGAAGGTAGAGTACATCTTGCAGCATTACCCCGAAACACGGGTAAGCGATAGACTTCTAGTGCTTACGTATTGGCGTCACTTCGACAACATTACGAAGATAGACGACTGCGTAAAGGCTACGAGTTCCGAAACGATCACACGGCTGCGCCGCCTGCTGAATGAGAGCGGCAAGTATGTAGTATCCGACGAGGATCGTAGAGCGCTACATGCGAAGGAGCAGGAAAAAGAAAACGAGTTCCGTAGGTTGCTCGAAGAGAATGCGTTTGACGACGGTTTTATATCTATAAAAGCGCCTAGCGTACGCAAGACACTTCACATAGACCTAATACGTGCAGACGAAAGGGTATTGCATGACTTGCGCAATGTAGGCGGCGTATACACGTTCTACGATGCGTATAGTAATCCGCTATACGTCGGCATATCTAAAGACCTATTTACTCGTATGCAGTCACATATAAACGAAATCAGCACAAACAAAAGACTACGTGAACTTATGCGGGCTGGTATCGTACATCGAGTGGACTTTATGTATGTGGGTAACGTGTACAGTCGAGACATATACGAGACTTATCTAATTAAGTCGCTGCGTCCTTTCTGTAATTTAGGGAAGACGAACAAGGGGCGCACGTCCAGCGAGCAGGGCGATATACTACAGGGATATACGAACCACATTAACGAGAAGAAGGGCGCTTAGTATGCGCTCTTTTTTATTTGACCAGAAACGTGATCATACTGCGCCTATAGAAATGAATCACACAAAATAAAGGGAGCGATACACATGCAAGTAGAGATTAAAGAGCAGGTAGACACGGTAGCAAAGGCAGGCGACTTAGTAGTAATGCGATGGACTCACCAGCCGTACGAATGGGTCGGACAGATTACGAAGACAAGCGCATCAGACAACGCATACTTACATGGACTAGACGGCAAAAGTCAGTACTACCGTGTACGAGGGTTTAAAACAGTAGCGGCATTAATGGAGCATTTAAAAACGTCTCGCAGCGTACGAGAGTTAAAGGTATTGCCGCAGGATACGCACAAACTACAGGTAGTAGCGAAGGGGCTAAAGTAATGCATGGTAGAACCTGTACTAAATGTACTCAAAAGAAGGGCTTTCGCTCGTTCTATAAAGGTAGCCTTATGTGTAAGGTGTGTAAGGCAGAGCAAGAAGCCAAAGTAGATGCGGAGTTTTACGAAAGACTAGAAAAGAACGAATTCGACGACGGTAACATAAGCGTAACGCTACCTAGCGTACGTAAAACGCTATCTGTATCGGACTTAGAAGAAGACGAGTACCCGTTATACGACCTAGAGGGCGTGGGAGGCGTGTACACATTCTATGATAAGTACGGGAATCCGCTATACGTGGGGATAACATCGGACTTTAAGCAGAGGATAAAAAGTCATATAGCAATGAATAAAAGGGCGCAGAACAACTGGAAGCTAAAGGCTTTAATGCTGTATGGTGTGCCATATCAGATAGAGCTGCGCTACGTATCATCAGCAAGAAATCGAGACATATACGAAACTTATATGATTAATGAGCTAGAGCCGTTCTGTAATATAAGTAAGGCGGAAAGCTGCAAAAACGGTCGAGCTGCTAAACGTATGGATATCGGGGTAGTACGAGAGTACAACGAATGGTGTCAACAATACGACGATACAGGGCGCATCTAGTTTCTTCCTATTATATAGACAACGAAAAAAAGAGCGGTCGCTATTAAGCGCCGCTTTTTATTTTGCCGACTTTCTTCGACGTATCCTGCGTTCTGTTACAATTGCTGCACCGACTGCGGTAGATACCAGCAGGAAAATTACGGCGATAACATCAACGGCAAGGCTATCGAACTTAGACGAGACGCCGACGAATACCAGCGCTACAGTTAGTACCGCTAACATTGTTAGAGTTATTTTGTCTTCGCTCATAATAATAATGTGTAAGACGTACAGTGCCGTGTTATACTAGTTAGTAAGTACACCGCCCAGTATTGCGAGTACCGAGCGGTATATGTCTTACTTGTCTTGCTTATTGCGATTGAAAGAGATGTTAATTTCTATGTAGTTCTCTTCTTTCTTACGCTTGACACTTACACTAAAGTCTTTCAGTAAAAAGTAAACTACGATTACTGTAAGAGCAGGTGCATTAACTTTTGCTAGGTCTACTAGCGCCTGTACGTCTAACACAAGATAACCTCCTTTCGTTGGTTACTGTACTCTTTCGAGTACTTACATAGTATAACACTAATAGCGTGAACATGTCAACAGGTATTTTTATGCCTGTTTTGGCGTGCCTTTATACTACTTATTATATACGTATCGTTCGTATTTTATTTAAAATAATTACTTTCGACTATACACGTTTTACCTTATTAGAAGCCTAAGGGAACGCCTATAAACGAATAGGGCGATATATGTAGCCGAATAAATGTGCGTTAAATGTACGGTAAATGTTCGGTATTAGCGCTATGTGTATGAGCCTACATTTCTGTAATTATTACGCTATCATTTACGTTAATAATACGATCCTCTTTTAGCTAAATGATACGATAAATGATGCGTTAAATGTAGCGATAATAGGCGTTACTCTAGCGCTCAATGTAAACAAATAAGATAGGTCGATAAATGTATGTTAACCAAGCGCTATAATGTACGCAGATAGGGCGGTATATATGACCGCATATTATAGTATCTAGATATAGGGCGATACGTTGGGACAGTAGGGCGCACCATGTACGCATAGGGCTATAGGGTAGGGCGATATACCACGGCATGTATAGGCGGTATATGTGGGCGCTATGTGTACGGGCATACCGTTTACGTACGATTACAAATAGAAGGATTAACGGGAATGTATCGCAGGCTATTACCTACCGTTATGTGTGCGTTATGTGTACGCTGTGTCTATGCGGTATGTGTATGGGCTATGGGTATACGTGGGCGTACGGTATGTGGGTACGATGGTATGCGATGGTAGTACGTGGGTGTGTGGTGAGCGTGGTGTGTGCGTGAAGGATTACTATTCTATTTCATCTGCTCGCCGTCTCGCTGAGGAAGGACACTGAAACTCGGGGGGTCTTCGAAGTTGTCAAGTACTTTCTTTATGCAACATCTTATTCATTCGAAAGTATATTCAAGAAGTATAATGAACGTTGATATTAAAGCATTCTTCTTCGTGCATAAACGAATTGTAAATAAAGTATGAATGTAAAAGCGTCTCGAATCCTTTAACAGCAACGATTCAAGCGAATTGACGAATGAAACAAAAGGTCATTGTGTTGCATTCAGCATACAGAAAACTTGCATACTCATTCATCGAGCCAATCGAACCCGAAGCGAAAATGCCACGCCCCCCAAGCCACCACCACCAGCCCCCGCAACTGCTGTACGAAAACTACGCAATATATTTTCGAACTCGGGGCGTAACAGTCGATAATACCTGCCGCATACTCTCCGTAAACTCATACAGTCAACTTCGTTATACACTACGAAAGACACTACGAATACACTACGACACTCTCTCACTATACATTCAGCGCTAACAATACGAAATTAAATCTATTAATCTAAGTCACGCTCTTTTATTCTTCCAAAATTTAACGAATGCCACCCGATTACTTCCGTGATATAATTATGCTATCGGCGAAATCATTTAATCGAAAAGGAGTTTGTGAAATGTATAACGAACGTTTTGCGATTCAACAGCGCATGAGTGAAATTAAAGAAGAACGCAGGGAACTGAAAGACGAGTATTATAAGCTAATGGATAGATTGCGTGATTTAGATAAAGATAGCGGCGGCGCAGATATTACTGGACTTGCGACAGAGTTAACGAAAGCAGTACAGCTCGTTGCGTCTATTGTACCGCCTGTTACTGCGCATCAAGTAATAGAGCGAGTGGTACGAGATTCTAACGCACACGAAACGGTAATCACAACGGATAAGACACCGAGCGAAACAAATCGCAGAGTAGGCGCAGCAGTACAACAAGCGCAGATTAACGGCGTACCTTCGGTCGAGACGTCACTTAAAAGATTAACACCTACTGACGCAGTACCTAAAGTCGTTACGATCCTACGTGAGAATGGCGAAATGAAGGCGAAAGACATCGAAAAAGAACTAGCCGACCGTGGATATTTCTGTAATACAAATGTACACGAACTTTTACGCAGGGCTAAAGTAGACAACCTAGCGCAGAATATTAGCTTTGGCGTGTGGACTGCGATTGAATCAGAGAAAGATCAGCAGGAGAATCACGCATAATATCTTTTTATATATAGACCTTACGCAGTAATAGCGTGGGGTCTTTTTTTCGTTCTATTAGCGCCTTCTTTCGCTTCTTTAATACCTTCGCATTAATCTTCTATTATTGCTGCGTTCTCTTAGAGGATACGCAGTAGACTCTAATATGTTTTATATAGCTATAGTTCTTTAATAGATATAGTTAGTGTGCGTTTGAGCCATGTTAGCTAGACCGCACAACCTCCTTTAATTTGTTTACCTTTATTTACATTCATATACACGTTTTGCCTAGTTAGAAGTACATATATGTGAAGAGGTTGCGTAGTTTTCTGCGCAGCTTTTTCGTATTCCTATCGAAAGGGGGCGTTTCATGGAAACGTCAAATATGTGTTTCAGTTCGGCATTACTTGCGCTAAAAGCAGGTAAGCGAGTAGCACGTCGGGGCTGGAATGGTAAAAACATGTATATCGTTAAGCAAAATGGATATCCGCAAGGCATCCCGATTAATAAGAATACTGCGGAAGCAACGGGTTTACCCGAAGGTACTGTATGCAAGTTCTTGCCGTACCTAATGATGAAAACCGCAGATAATTCGTTCGTGCCGTGGTTAGCATCGCAGACCGATTTAATGGCAGAAGACTGGGAGCTAGTATAGACGCAAAAAAGACGCTCGTATGAGCGCCTACAGGTTTAGTTTTATATAAACATCGTCTATATTGTCTTGCGTGATTCCAATGTATCGCATAGTGTGCTTTTCGCTGCTATGACCGAACACACTTTGTAAGGTCGTAAGCGGCGTACCAGCCTTGTATGCGTGGTGTCCGAAGGTTTTACGTAGTGTATGCGTACCGATTTCGCTTATGCCTGCTTTCGCAGCAGCTTCGTTAAGTATTCGGTATGCTTGCACACGTCCTATCGGCTTTCCACCTTTACGAGAAGGGAACATGTAAGCAGTATCGCTATATTCGATGCCTTGCTCTTTTATCTCTCGTTTAACCGCAGTACTTAAAGCCAAACGGCGAGCTTTTCCCGTCTTCTGTTCAACTACGATAAGATGCTTTTTAAATCTTCCGTTTTCTTCGTAGAAGTCGGACACTTTCAGCGCCAGCAGGTCGGAAATACGAAGACCTAAGTTAATCCCTAAAACAAATATTAATTTATTTCTACCCGATAGGTATTTTTTCATTGAGCTAATCTTTCTTTTATCTCTAATTGGTTGTACTTCATTCATAAGTGTTGTCACCTTCCGTATGTATCTCTTTTGTAATTGTGTTACATTCACATTATAAGGGCGATAGCGTGAAGTTGTCAACGCTTTTTTATTTCTAACGAAAGGGGCGAGAACATGGCATCTAAAAAAGAGCTTGAATCGAAGCTAAATCTTAAACAACGAGAGGCTGCGTTAATGCTAGTCGAGAATGAGTTAAGCGACGGCGACGAGAAACGAACGCAGGAGGAAATCGCAGAAGACTTAGGTATCACGAGAATGTGCCTATACAAATGGCGCACTCAAAATCGAGAGTTCATCGAATATAAGAACATCTTAGCGGACGAGTTCTTTAGCGAAAAGCGAGCTTTCGTATATCGACAACTGTTTAAGCTAATCGGCGGCAGCCAGCCAAGCGTAAAGGCAATCGACTTATACATGCGACGTCATGGTTTATTAACAGACAAGCAAGTAATCGAAGACCACACTACAGGCGGCGCACGTACGGACGAGCAGCTACAGAAAGAACTAAAAGAGCTAGACGAATTACTAAAATAAAGGAGCTGATTTTATGGCATGGGTGGGTGATAGATTCCTAAATAGAGAAGAAAGAACGGCACGCATAGCGCTCGTAGAAGAGCGCTTGCGCAAGCTCGTAGAGCTGTATAAGGCAGACAAGGCGAGCGAGTACCACGTAGAAACTATGCTGCGTGATAAAGAAGAACTAAAACGACTAAAGCGGGTACACCGTGCAGAAGTAGATAACGCATTCTTTACGATGGAATATCTAAGCGACGGCGGAAACCCCGAAAACGAGGATAACATTATACAAAATAGTGACGATGGGTCACCGCACCAAGACCTAGACGAAATGGCGGGAATACATAAGGAGTTCTTCGCATTGTGTGACGAAGTAGACAAGGGTACAGGTGTTAACTTAGGTATCGCAGCACCCCGAGGACACTCGAAGTCTGGTATTTTCAGTAATGCGTACGTTTTAAAGGGCATCGCATTCCGCCAGCTTTCGCACCGTTACGTACTAGTTATCTCGGAAACCGACAACCTATCGAAAAAACTTATCGGCTGGTGTAATAAGCAGCTTAAATTCAATAAGAAGTTAATCGAAGACTTCGGGCGTCTAATGCACGAGCAAAACACACGCAACGAGAAGGACAACGAAGAGGCGTTTATCACATTAGATAACCAACTAGTCGAGGCATCATCGTCAGGGAAGCAATTACGTGGAAAACGCCACGGCGCACTAAGACCTACAACATGCGTGACGGACGATCCTTCCAGTACGAATAATGAAGGGACGAAAGAAGCCCGAGAGAAGTTAATCGAGTGGTACAATGCGGTAGTTTTACCTATCGGGTCGAAGACCACTAACCAAATCATGGTAGGTACGATGGTATCTGCGACAGGTTTACTAGCGCACGTACTAAAACGCCGTGATTTTAAATCATGTTTCTATGACGCAATCGTAAGCGAACCCGACCACCCGAAACTATGGGAAGAGTACATAGACTTGTACTTACACGGCGAAGAGGGCGAGTGCGAAGAGTTCTACGACAAGAATCTACCATTACTTAACATGGGAATCGAGACGGCGTGGGAATGGCGCTGGACATACAAAGCGCTAATGGAGCGTAAAGCGAACATGGGTACAAAGACCTTTAACTCGGAGTACAGAAACCGAGCATTCTCGGAAGATGAAAAGTTCTTCTTCGCAGAAAACTTCGGATACTACTACTATGCTACCGACCCAATAACGCACGCTAGGAGCTGCGTATACGATGGCGAGCATTATAGCCTAGCCGACATGTCAATTAGTGCGGCGTGGGATATCGCTATGGGTAAGAGCGCTCGCAGTTGTTACAATTCATTCATCATTACGGGACGCCACGAAGCAACGGGGCGTATTTTTGTGTTGGAAGAATATGCAACGAAAGAGCCACCTCATAAATTCATGGAAGGTATTGTGCAGCGTGTAGCATCATACCGCCCAAACATTCTAGTAGTCGAAACTATCAACGCACAGCACGAGTTCTACCGCCAGTTGCAAATGGAGCTACCACGACGAGGGCTATACACTACGAAGGTCGTCGATGTCAAGGGGCATAAGTCTTCGAAAGAGCAACGTATCGAATCATTAGAGCCTTACTGCGTCAACAAAACGCTGATTTTCAACAAGTCGCACAAGATGCTAATAGAGCAGCTAGACGAGTACCCGTTCGGTGACTACGTAGACTCGGCGGACGCATTACAGATGTCAGTAGAACACGTAGCACGCTCTCGTGGCGTTGTTCGTGATAAACCTTTATGGATGTAATACCAAACTTTTAGCGGGCTTGCGCCTAGAGAAACGAGAAGGGCGCAAAGCTCACTAAAAACTAGGAGGTCATGAACATGACAAAAGAAGCAGTAGTACAAACAGACGAATTTAAGCCGAAGGTAGAGGTAGCGAAGTTACGAGTATATTTAGCGTCTCCATTCTTTAACGAGGAAGAAATCGAACGAGTAGCATTCGTAGAGAAGGTATTACGTGATAAGGGGCTAGATGTTTTCTCACCACGAGAACACCAAAACGAACAGCTAACATTCGGCAGCGTAGAGTGGCGCAAAGCTACTTATAAAAATGACGTAGAGCATATCGTATCTTGCGATATCGTAGTCGCAGTTCACTCGACGGATAGCGGTACAAACTGGGAGCTAGGCGCAGCTCATGCAATTAATCGCCCAGTGATCTTATTCGACGACAATACAGACTTACCAAAAAACATCATGCTTACGGAAAGTGCATACGCATTCTTAGAATCTCGTAAGGCATTAGAAGAATACGACTTCGATGCACGACCATTACAGCATGTTTACTACGAAGGCGAAGTTATCTAATCAAGGGCGCTCTAAGCGCCTTTTTTATTTATAGAAGGGGGAAAGGAAATGGATATACTAAAACGAAAGAAACACGACGAGACAAACGAGTACGAATACAAGCCCAATAACACGCTTTTCGAGACGGGCAAGGTGTTTCCACCTACGGACGACTTAGAACGTCTAGCACGGTACGAGAAGGGGCGCAGACTGTACGAAGGGAAGTTTAAAGACCTACCACAACGAGCGCAGCTATTACTAAAGGACACGCCGCACGCAGGTCGCTTAAAATCGCTGTACCTTGCGGTAAACCTACTGGACATCATCGTACACAAACCCGCTGATTTAATGTTCAACGAAGACCCGACGTTCGAAAGCGGAAAGAGCGCAAAGAGCATCGAACAAACTCGCTTAACCTCTATCATAGAAGAAAACGACATCGACTCGCTAGGGCAAGAGCTAGTAGTGGGCGCAGGTATTCGAGGCGATTCGTTCATTAAAACGTATTTCTCGTATCGACAAGACTTTAGCGAACTACCATTCGTACCCGAAGGCGTACAGATGGAAGCTATTATAGAGTCGCAAGACCCAGCTACGGTATTCCCCGAGCTATCACGAGGCAGTAAAAAGAGATTTAAAGCTATTAATATAGCGCAAGTAGAGTGGGTTATTCAGCCCGACGGAAAAGAGACGCCTTACTTAAACGTAGAACGCCATATCGCAGGCTACATTCAGTACCGCCGATTCCGATTAAGTGAAACTACTAAAATCTCGAATGAGTACGGAATCCCGCAGACGCAGTACGACATATTAGAAGAAGTCGCTACAGAACATGCGAAGAACCTAGTAGAGACAGGCGTGCCGATGTTACTAGTTAACCACGTACCGCATAAGTCTACCGATGCGCACTGGGAAGGCATCAGCACTACAGAGAAAATCGAATCGTTAGTCTATGCCATCAACGACCGTCTAACGCAAATCGACTATATTCTCATGAAGCATAGCGATCCTACGGCGTACGGAGCAGACCTATTAAACGTCGAGCTTTCATGGGGTGGCAGATACATTCCAGTACGAAAAGACGAAGTAGCACCCGCTTACATGACGTGGGACGGGAAACTCTCGGACGCTATGAAAGAGCTGGAAACACTGATTAACTTAGTTTTCCAAGTTTCAGAGACGCCACAATGGTTATTCGGTACGACAATCGGAAACGCAGGCGGTACAGGAACGTCGCACACCGACGGTGCAGCGATTAAAGCTCGTTTCATGCCGATTCTATCGAAAGTAAAACGTATTCGTACGCACTTAGATAGAGCATTGCGAGACGCTTTATACAGCGCCCAACTACTGGAAAACTTCGCAAACGAAGGAAACCCGCTATTTAAGTCGTACACGCCAGTTTATCCAAAGATCAGATGGAGAGACGGAATCCCAGCGAACGAAAAAGAGTTAGCCGAAGTAATGCAAATCCGTACAGGTGGACGCCCTACAATCGACGTGCGTACAGCTATTAAGGTACAAGATAGCTTAGACGATGCACAAGCCGAGGAAATCATGGGACGCATCGAAGAGGACGGAGCGCAAGACCGCCTAGCAACGCCGAGCATCTTTAACGAGCATGACCCGCTAGCTAACGATCCGACAGTACAAAGCCCGAACGACCCTAACGCCCAGCCAGCGCAGAAAGCAGCGGGCGAGTAATAAATGAACATTCTACCAATCGAAGGTAGAGCAGTACCGCAGCCGTCTTACGACTACAAAGTAGGGCGGCTCGTACGTCTTTATAAGAAGGCTTTAAAAGAGATTCAGAGAGAACTAGGTCGGGCGGACGTTACTAATTTAAGTAGGGCTAACTCATATGCGTTAATGCGCAGCATTCAAGGAAGATTACTAGAGCTAGACAAAGAGGCAGTTAAGTGGATTCGTGAGAATATCCCCGAAGCTACGAAGCAGGGTACAGCATCGGCATTAGTATCGCTGGGCTACGTGGACACTATCGAAGAGGCTATGTTAATCGCTAGATTCAATCAGACGAACAGACTTCTAGTAGAAAGCGCAGTAGCGCAATCGCAGAAAGATGTACTAGCAATCACGCAAAACATGAATCTACAGATACAAAAGAAGATACAACAAATAACCCTAAAGGCGATAAGTGAAAATATCACGCTAGGGTACGGAATGAAAACTATTCGAAATGAAATGCGAGATCGTATTAAGGAACTACAGGAAGAGCTAAAGGATTCCGCTAACGTCGCTATCATCGACTCGGCTTCGAGAAAATGGACAGTCGAACACTACACGGAAATGTTAGCACGCACGAAGTTAACCCAAATACACACACAGGCAACCCGAAACGAGGCGGTAGACCGTGGGGCATTATATGCGACTATAAGTGTTAACCCTAAAACGTGGGACGCTTGCCGCTATCATCAAGGGCGCATTATTAAACTCGACCCAAATGCAGAAGGCAGCTACCCGACCTACGAAGAGTTGCAACGTTCGGGGCAGATATTCCACCCGAATTGCAAACACCACATACAGCCGTTTCGTATGGTAGAACGATTAAGCGAATCAGCTAGAGAAATAGCCGAAAAGCAGAACGAACTAGGTACGAAAGCAATCGAAGCGGGCGGACGTAAGCCAAACGTAGAAGAAAACTAAAAAACTTTAAAAAAGTTTACATCAGTATGCAAGAATCACACGGTCAGTCGCACATATAGGTGAGGAAGTAAGAAACGATTTCCTTGCCTACGATGGGCTACAGTCGGACAACTACACTATAAGCGATGGCTTTAAAACAGGGGGACAACATGGAAGAAGAAACAAAAACACCCGAAACGCAAACAGGCGGAGAAGAAACGAAAGAAGAAGGTAATCAAACCGAAGAGCTAAAGCAGTTCACGCAGAAGCAAATCGACGAAATGATTATCGCAGCTAAACAACAAGTAAAGAAGAAGTTCGCAGATTACGACGAAGTTAAAGCGAAAGCCGAAGAGTTAGAAAAAGCTCGAAAAGAGGCAGAACTAGCGGAAATGGGCGAGTTAGAGCGTACGAAAACTTCTTTAACTGAAAAAGACGAAGAGCTAGCGAAACTACAGAAGCAAATTGCAGACATGGAGTTATCGCAAAAGCGTACTACTGTTATGAGTGCATTCGAAACGGCAGCTCTAGGAGCTAACATTCCAGCTAAGTATTTAGCAGACGCTAAAGTACTCGCAGGTGTATCCGAAGAAACGGACGTGGAGAAAATCGAAGAGTTAGTAACGAAGCTAGTAGCGGAGAAACCTTTCTTAGTAGAAGTAAAAGCACCACAACAGAAGCAAATCGGCGACCCTTCTAATAATGTCCCAAAAGTCAATGATAAGACTAATGCGGAATTACTAGCAGAGGCAGCAGCGAAAGCAAAGCGCACTCAACGCATGGAGGACAAGCTAGAGTACGTAAATCTTAAAGCGAAGTTAGGTATGTAGTTGTCAAATGACATCTTACGCCTTTCAGTATACACAACGAAAACAACGAAGTCAAGCGCCTTTTTAGGCGCTATTTTTAATTCATCGGAAAACGAAAAGGGGAGAAAACAACAATGACAAAGGTATACAATAACGACTTAATCGGCAAGAAGGAGTCCGTAGTAGACGAGTTTATGCTATTAAACCCACTACAAACGCCAATGCTTTCATTAGTAGGTTTCGGTACAGCCGTAACTAGCGTGGAGCATACATGGTTCGAGGACGAAATGTTCGCAACAGAAGGAAAGACTAAAGCAGCAGCTTTAATCGACGCTACAGAAGTGTCAGTAGAAGCGACAGACGCATTCCGTCAAGGTCAAGTAGTTAAAGTCGGCGAAGAGTTACTATTAGTAGCAACAGTAGCAGGCGACAAGTTAACTGTAGTACGTGGATATGCGGGTACAGTAGCAGCAGCTATCGTTAAGGGCGCAGTAATCGAAGTAATGTTCGTAGAGGGTTCAGAAGGTGCAGACGCACGAGACGCTCGTTACAAGCCTCGTAAACGTGTTTCTAACATTACGCAAATCTTCGACGAGTCTGTAGAAATCTCGGGTACAGCTATGGCAGTAGCTCAATTCGGAGTAGATAACGAGTACGAGAAAGAGAAGCAGAAGAAACAGTTAGAGCTAGCTCTTCAATTAGAGAAGGCAGTTATTAACGGTATTCGCTACGAGCAAGGTAATAAGCGTATGATGCGTGGTATTCGTTCATTCATCGAAACTAACGTAATCCCAGCAGGTAACAAAGCTATCACGGACGCTAACCTAATCGAAGCATTCCGTAAAATCTTCGAGAAAGGCGGCTTTAACGCAGGCGGTAACTACAAAATCATCGTAGGCGCTACGCAAAAAATCGCTATCTCGGCTTTCGGTAATGCGCAAATCCGCTTAGACCGCATGGACAACGGACGAGGACAAGTAGTAGACCACTACGTATCTGACTTCGGTGCAGCGGAAATCGTTCTTAACAACAACTTACCAGCAGGTGAGGTATTAATCGTGGACGCTAACCGTATCTCTATCCGTCCTTTACAAACTCGTGACTTCGCACATGAGTTCTTAGGTAAAACGGGTGACTACATGAAAGGTATGTTAGTCGGCGAGTACACGTTAGAAATGTTCCAAGAATCAGCACACGCTAAGATTACTGGTTTAGCAGTTTAATCGAAGCATACGGGCTAGGGCTTAATCGCTCTAGCTCTTTCTTTTTCAATAAATAAGATCAGCAGGAGAAGGAGGTAGACAGATGGTTAAGATTACGGACGCAACCGAGTATATAAATGCGAATGTTATCTCTAATGAAGATTGGGTAGAAGCAGAGGACGACAAAAAGACTCGCTTACTAAATGCATCAGAGCGAACGTTACGAGATAAATACGAAACAGCCGAGGTAATCCCAAACGAGGCAATATACGAATTTGCGGCGTACTTAGCTATCGTTTTCAACGACACTAACAAGATGCAGCAGCAAGGTATTGCGGGATTTAGTGTAACGGGAGTCGGTTCTTTCACCTTTAAAGAAAATAACGTAACTAGTGCAATCGGACAGCCACTAGACGAGCTTATCCCTGTAAGCGTACAGCGCCTTATCGAAAAGGCAAACGACGGACTAGTACTTACAGGTCGTAAAGTGGGGTGGCTAATCTAAATGGCATTAGTACCTATGAAACAAACGCTAGTAAGACGAAGAGGCAGCGGCGAGCTGGATATCTTCGGGAAGCCAACGCAAGAAACAGAAGAGGTTACTTTTAAGTGCCGTGCGACAGAAGGGACTCATACGACAACAGACCGAGGCAGTCTAGTACAAGGTGCGGTAGTTGTTGCGGAAGTAAAATTCTTACTCGACAAGTTAGCGGACATAACGTATGACGACGACTTAGAGTACATCAACGAGCTAGCAGCGGTATTCAGTGGCAAGCCAAAAAGTATAAAAGTATTGCGGGATATTGCAGGGAAACCAACGCTAACCGAGGTGCTACTATGAGCCTCGAAATCAATACGCAATCTTTCGACTTAGGTATGGTACGAATCGAAGCCGCAACGCTATCAGCAGCGAAGACAGCCGTAAACGACTGCGTAGACGACCTTATACGTATCTCATCAAACATCGCACCGATAGATAAAAGTACACTTCGAAAATCACACACGAAGTCAGTCACAGCCACGGCAAGCGGCGTTACAGGAGAGGTCGCATATAGTGCAACCGATAGCGGTAGAGGGCGCTTTAATTATGCACTTGCTATGCACGAGTGGGTATACACACCGTCGCACGCAGGATCATACGAAGGCTACTACGTCGGACGAAAGTACTTAGAAAGACCACTAAAACAGGAGACGCCGAAGTACATGCGCTGGATTGGCGACGCAATTAAGGGAGGTATCGGGTAATGCGTGTAGCAGAAGTTATCGAATATGTCAAGTCGCTCGTACCGCACACGTATTACGCATACTCTTTTCCTACTAATAGCAAGGATGCGTGCGCACTTGTAATCGTAGACGGCGGCTTACCTACCGAAGAAACGGGCGTAAGTCGTCCAGCTATTCAACTACTAGTACGAGGAAACGTAGACGACATCGGCGGCGCAGAAGCGACCGCATACGAGATATACGAAGCGCTTAAATATAAGCGTGATTTTATGATAGGTGGCACGTCAGTAGTCGAAATGTTCGCAGGGCAATCAGCGCCGTTGTGGACAGGTAAAGACGAGGCGAAGCGACCTATTTTTTCTTTAAACTTTCAACTAACAATCAGACCAAACTAAGGGGGAAATGGAAATGGCAGAAGTTACAACATCAAGCATTAACGTACCAATCGGTGCAGCAATCGTAGAATACGGCGACGGATTAGATATGGTTACATTCGACATCACGAAAGGCGGTATCACTTTCTCGGTGGCTACATCAGTACAGGACGTAACGGTAGACCAATACGGTGAAACACCTGTTAAGTCAATTATGAAAGGTCGTAAGGCAGAGGCGTCAGTACCGTTCGCACTTCACGATTTAGAGAAGTTATCGAAGGTAATGCCAAACGCTAAATTCACGAAGGAAGGCGAAAAGAAAAAGTTAGTAGTTAATGCGCAAGCAGGCTTCGATATGTTATCGGGTGCTAAGAAAATGGTAATCAAACCAACAGACCCAGCGGCAACAGCCAACGACTGGATTACTATTCCAATGGCATCAGCTATCGCAGACCCAGACTACACTTACAACGCTGATAACGAGCGTGTAGCGAAAATCTCCTTCACAGCGTACCCAAATAAGGAAACGGGAGTACTGTACATCTTAGGCGATGAAACAGTTAAAGACATCGTAGCGTAATAAGACGGGCGTATTAGGCGGATTAATTTCTGCTTAGTACGCCCTCTTTTTTGTTTATGTGCGCCTAGAGGTACGTGCAAAACGCACACAAACTACGAAGGAGTGAGGACATGTTAGAAATTTTTAAACGAAAGAAAGCGAAGGAAGTTATGCAACGAGTGGACACGTTAAAACTCGGCGAGAAAACGGTACGTATTAAGAAGATTACACCACGAGAGTACAAGGAAATATTCGCCGTAATCGGCAGTATTCCGAATCTAGTATATAACGTAGCCAATGCGCCCGAAGGACAATACCAAACGTATTTACTTACGGCACTAGACGTAGGCTTAGACGACTTTATTAACGTTGTTTCATCGTTAACGGGAATCGAAGCGGAATACTTACACGACGAAGTAGGGCTTTATGATCTTACGGAATATTTAGCGCAAATGGTAGCGTTCAACGATTTAGACAAGACACTAAAAAACGTAATGAGCCTATTGCCGAAACTGACAGCGGAAGCGACGACAGAAGCGGAAGCGGAGTAGAAGCCGAAGAGACACAGAAAGTAAGTATAGACGAGTTTCTTTTAGAAATGGCTGGGTTAATAGGCGTTACACAACGGGAGATAGAGAACGACTTCTATATGGTAGACCTCGCTCGCATGGCGGAAATCAAACGCAAGCAGCAGGCACTACAGAAGCTAGAGCTATTACAAATCGTACACGCAAGACAACTAGAGCAGAAAGACTACGAAGAGTTAGTGCGTAGATATACAAACGAGGCAGAAATAAAACGAAAAGAAGCGAAGTTCAACCGTAGCAAGTTCGAAGAACTTCGAGCGATAACATAAGGGGGAAACTAAATGGCAGGAGGCGCAAATGCGGGTGAGGTACGGGCTAGACTCGTCCTCGACAATTCGCAATTTAGACAAGGAGTACAACAAGCACGAAGCGACATGAGCGGATTAAGTACTAGCGCAGCATCATCGGCTCAAGGTATGTCCGCATTAACTACAGCTAGTGCGGCAGTAGGTACGGCAGTAGTAGCAGCAGTCGGCGCAAGTGTTGGCGCAGCAGCTAACTTCGAGCAAGGTATGGCTCGTGTAAAGGCGATTAGTGGTGCAACAGATACAGAGTTCGCCCAGCTATCGAAGACAGCGAAAGACCTCGGAGCAAGTACGCAGTTTAGTGCGACACAGGCAGCGGAAGCACTTTCGTACTTATCTATGGCGGGATTTAAAACAGAGCAGTCAATTAAGGCGTTACCGTCGGTACTTAACTTAGCGGCAGCGGGACAAATGGACTTAGGACGAAGTGCCGATATCGTTTCTAACATTATGACGGGGTTCGGTGTATCAGCAGACGATACAGGACACGCAGTAGATGTATTAGTAAAAACGATGACCACAGCAAACACCGACTTACCAATGTTAGGGGATGCGATGAAATACGTAGCGCCCGTAGCATCTAGTTTAGGTATTTCGATGGAAGACACGGCGACGGCAGTTGCTAAGATGTCCGATGCAGGTATACAGGGTTCAATGGCTGGTACAGCATTACGTGCAGCGTTACTACAGTTAAACAGCCCGACAGGTGCAGCAGCTAAAGAAATGGAAAAGCTGGGGCTTAACGTTAAAGATGCGAACGGCAACATGCTTCCATTACCACAAATTATCGGACGTGTCAACGAGAAGACAAAGGACATGACAGACTCGCAGAAAACAGCGACAGCAGCCCACTTAGTAGGTACAGAGGCAGCGAGTGGATTCGTAGCCCTGTTAAAAGTAGGCGAGAAAGGTCTAGCAGATTACTCACTAGCATTAAAAAATAGCGCAGGTACAGCCGAGCAAGTTGCGAAGGTTCAGCAGGCAACGCTAAAAGGTGCGTGGACAGAACTTACATCAGCGGCAGAAGGTTTAGCTATCGGAATCGGCGAGAAGATGCTACCAGCATTTACAGCAGTAGTTAAAGGTGCAACGGGATTCGTAAACGTTTTAGCGCAGTTAGACCCTAAAATGGTAAGCGCTGGACTAGCGGCAGCAGGAACGGCGGCAGGCGTTGCATTGCTTGCGGTAGGTATCGGTAAAGCAGTTACGGCAGTACGTACATTCACACTCGCATTAGCAACGAACCCAGCGACAATGTGGATTACAGGCATTTCGCTTGCGTTAGGTGCGCTAGCAGGTGCTTACGTAGGTACTCGTGAAGAAGCCGAAACATTCCAAGAGGTATCATTCGATAACTATAAAACGATGGACGAGCAGGGTAAGTCTATAACTAGCGCAGCGGACAGCTACGAGAAGTTACGAGGCTCTATTAAGCTAAATAACGACGAGCTACTAGAGTACCAGCGATTACAAAAGGACTTAGAAGCTACTACAGACCCTCGTACAAAACAAGAGTTACAAGCGGCGCTAGACGGATTAGTACAGAAGAGTGGGGCGAATAACGAGCAGATTCAGAAAACTATCAGTCTATCGGACGAGCTTATTAAGCAAGCGCCAGCTACAGACCAAGCATTCGACGGACGAGGTAATGCTATCGCTAAGACTACCGATGCAGCACGCCAGTACGTAGCGGAACTAGAAAAGGCGAAAGCAGCCGAGCTAGAGTTACAGAAAGCTAATGCTATGAAGAACTTAAACCGAGACGCAGAGAAGTACCAAAAGGCGGTAGAGAGTGCGAATAACGCTATCGACCAAACGTACGTCTTAGTAGGGAACGTAGAAGAGAAAGAGGCATCGTTAGCTAAAACGAAGAAGCTCTACGACGACGACCTAAAGAGTAGCGTCGGGTGGAAACGTGAGGCAGCGCAGGAAGCTATCTCGAAAGCAGAGCAGGAAGTAACACATGCGAAAGAGGCGGTAAAAGCAAATCAAGCTAATGTTACTACGAAACGTGCCGAGGTTGCGATAGCAGACCAAGCCTTACAGAAGAACAAGCAGACACTAGACGTAGTACTCGCTGGACAAATGGCGCAGGCAGGCGTTAACTACACGAAAGGTCAAGAAGTCGAGGCTATCGACCAAGCTATCGCAAAAGAGCAAGAAAAGATTAACAAAATAAACGAAGCGGCGCAGGCTAACGGCAAACTAACGGACGAGCAGAAACAGCAGCTAGACGCAGCAAATGCTAATGTTCAAAAGTACGGCGAGGTTAAAGCCGCAGTAGAAGATACGAAGAATGCGCAGGCAGAAGTTACGGCTAAAGTAAATGAAACTACCGACGCAGCGGGTAATCTTAACAAAGTATACGGCGAGCCAGTATCGAAGGAGGTAAAAATAGAAGACGAGCCAGCAAAGGCATCAATCAGCGCATTAGACCGTCTAGCAGAGATAGAGAAGACGAAGAAGGTTAACGCTGATACGGCGGCAGCTAACGGAGAGGTAGATAACACGAATGCGAAGATAGAAGAAGAAAAAACTAAGCCTATGGATCTTAACCCTTCAAAAGCGAATGCGAAGTTAGTAGACGCCGAGCTAAAGATACAAGAAGAAAAGGTTAAGCCTATGGACGGAAACCCGACGAAATTAAACATCAAAATCCAAGAGGCTAATAAAAAGCAGGAGGAAGCGAAAACAAAGCCACTTCTAGGAAACCCTATCGACGTTCTCGCAAAGATACAGGATGCCGACAAAAAAGCACAGGAATCGAAAACGAAGCCTATTCTCGGAAATCCACTCGACGCATTCTCGAAGATATCGGAGACAGATAGAAAGATACTAGAAGCTAAGATAAAGCCAGTTAAAGCTGATGCGTCAAGTGCAGACGCTACAATAGCCTCGACTAATGCAAAGATAGAAAAGCCAGCCACGAAGGAAGTTAAGGTATGGTACAGCGGCATTAAGGAGTTCTTCGGAGGCGACCCAGTTTATAAGAAACATAGCGGCGGTACTACGCAAGCAATGAAGACTAAGTTTCATAATGGCGGAAGCCCTACGATAAACGCCCAGCCGAATAGAGCCAAGTTCGACGAGATAGACGTACGACTACTCAAAAACGAAATGGTACTAACAGCAGGACAGCAAGAGAATCTATTTAACATGATTCGAACGTTTAACGCTGGTACGGCGGCTAATCTGATTAAGTCAACCACAGCAGGCGGAGGCGGCGGAAGTAGTACGACAAACATTCACGTAGCCGAGTTACATGTGCGGGAAGAAGCCGACGTAGAGAAAGTGGCGAAGCAGTTAGCGCAGCTAGAAAAACAACGACAGAGAGCGAGGGGGATGTAACATGGCATTCACATTCAAAGGAAAACATAGTAATCAATTCTTTCTAGTAAACACAATCGAGCGGAGCTTATTGCCGTCTCACACATCGAAGTTAATAAAGGCGTCGGGTAAAATCGGCGCTTATAGCTTCGGTTCAGAAATCGACGTAAGTACGTACAAGGTAGCGGCTACAGTAACCGCTGATACAAGCGACGCTCTAGAGAAGAAGCTCGACGCAATTAAGGTATGGCTACAGGGCGACGAGGGCGAGCTAATATTCGACTTCAAACAACAAGTAAGCTATATCGCACAGCTAGACGGCGATACGCCTATAGAGCCTTTAGGTACGAGCGCATTTATTAGCTTTAACTTACTATGCGCTAATCCAATCGGCGAAGGACTCGAAAAGTCTTATAAGATAGCGCAAGGCGAGGGTACGGTCGATATTACGAACGATGGTACAGCGCCAGCACAACCGAGAGTAAAAGTCAAGTTTAACGAAGATGCGTATAACATATCCGTTATCGGCGCAGATGGTGCAGTAACAGTCGGCACGTATCCCGATGCAACGAAGACTACCTTACCATACGAAGAGCGGGCGCTAGTAGACCAGCTTATAGACCCGACAATATGGACGAAAGCAAGCGCAATCGACGACGGCGTTATATATGGTGAGTTCGAAAGTAACGGCTATATGTTCCATCAAAAATCATGGGACTACGGGAAGGATAAGGGCTTTACTGGGTGGCACGGGGCGTCCGCAGTACGATCACTAAATGAGCCTTTAGATAACTTTAAAGTCGAGCTTACGTGTACTTTCCTTTCGGAAGATAAGGGAGACATGGGGCGAGTAGAGTTCTATCTATTAGACCAAAACGGCAAGCAATTCGGTAAGGCTAGTATGAACGATGTTACATGGTTAGGTAATCATCAAATAGCAGTAGCTCGCTTCGGCTCACGGGCAGAGGGAATAAATATGGTTTACGACAGCGGTGCATATCCTGGGGTTTGGCAAGGATGGCACGACGGCGTTATCTCTTTCGGCAGAAAGCAGCGTAACGGGTATGTAACGTGGTTCTCTTACTTCGCAATTAAAGATACGAAGACAGGACGACTTCACACCGAACTATACCGAGAGTATGCGGACTATACGGGCAGGTGGTTACAGAAGCTAGCAGGTGTACAGCTCGCAGTAGGTGCGTTAGGTGGTGGCGATAAGGTTTACTATATGACGTTAAATGACCTCGTAGTATACAAGTACAACGAAGGAAATCGAGACGTGTATAATGACAGACCTTTCAAGGCAGGCGATACAGTAGAGGTAGATATGGAAACAGCAGCAGTTTATCACAACGGACATATAGCAACAGACCTTATCGACCCTTCGAGCGATTTCTTTTCTATTCCGACAGGAAAGTCACAGCTCGCAGTATTCCCAAACGTAGGAGATACGGAAATCACATTCAAAAACAAATATCTGTAAGAACAAATAGGCGTAAGTATACCCGAAACATGGGCGTGCTTGCGCCTATCGTCATGCAGGGAGACAAGCGCAGCAATGCGCTAAGAAAGGGGAAATCAAATGATAATCGTAACAGACAAATACCAGCGGGCGAAGACGATACTATCAAACAGCAGCCCGAAAGCATTAGGCTACTTCGGCGACAAGCACCGAGAGCAGCTAGACGGATTACTTACGTATGAGTTTTCTACGTTAGCGAGTCACCCTAGCGCAGAGCATCTAGTCGCTGGTAACAGTGTTATTGTGCGTAACTTAGACAAGGCGCTTATGAAGTTTCAAATCTTACGCACAGAAGAAGAGCAAGAAGACGGCAAGTATGTTAAGCGTGTCTATGCGGAAAACTCGGCAGTAGGTGACCTACACGGCGTTGTCGTAAAAGGAACGTTACTAAAGAGTATTGGACTAGAGCAAGCAGCCACCCACGCATTACAGGGTACAGGCTGGACGCTAGGGCGTGTCGAGTACGCAGGACTGAAAGACGTAGATTTTAGCGAATACCCTACGGCACTCGCAGCGCTGTATAAGATTCGTGATATTTACGACTTAGAGCTAGAGTTTTCAGTACACTTCGACGGTGTTAAGGTGCGAGAGCAGTTCGTACATTTCGTTAAGAGACGTGGACAAAATACCCGCAAGCGTTTTACCTACGGTAAAGACTTGAAAGGTGTTACACGAGAAGAAGATCGTACCGACCTAGTAACCGCATTAGTGGGCGTAGGTAAAGCGGACGAGGAAGGCAACCGCCTAACATTCGCAGACTACGAGGCGATGCACGGGGGTTACTGGAAACCGAAAGGGCAAGACTGGGTAGGCGACGACGAGGCGCTACAGAAATATGGGAATAATGGTAAGCACATATTCGGTCGATTCGAGCTAAGTAGCGTAGACAATGTGTATGAACTACTAGATAAAACAGCAGCCGAATTAAAGAAGGTATGCAAACCTCGCATGACCTACACTGTATCCGTAATCTTACTAGAGCGACTAACAAAGTATGAACACGAGAAAGTACGGTTAGGCGATACGATCATCGTAAAAGATACGACGTTCGAACCAGCTCTACTCGTAGAGGCTCGTGTACTAGAGTTAATTCGTTCTTATACAGACCCTAGCGAAGATTCGGTATTACTAGGTGAGTTCGTACCTATCTTCGTAGATAAGAATAGACAAATCGAAGCTATTCAGCAGCAAATCAATTCGAACATAGCGAAGTGGGAGGCGAAAGGCGAGACGGTAATTAAAAGCGTTAACGAGCCGACCAATAAGACACCCGATATGTTATGGCTGGACTTAAACCTAGAGCCTAACGTAATGAAGCGCTGGGATGCTACAGCGAAGCGATGGGTAAAGGCTTCGGCAACTACAGCGGAAGAAATCGGAGCGGAGACGCCTACGGGAGCGCAGAAGAAAGCAGACAAGGCGCAGGACAATGCGGCACAAGATGCGACGGACAAGGCTAACAGTGCGATAGACACAGCTTCGAAAGATGCTACTAATAAAGCAAATCAAGCCAAAGACGACGCAGTACAGATAGCGGGCGAGGATGCAACCAATAAAGCCGATGCAGCCGAAGAAGCAGCGAAGAGCTATGCCGACGGCGTTGTAGAATCCGTAGAGGCTTCCATGAAAGAACATGCGGAGCAAGTAGCGAAGAATGCAGAAGACTCAGCGAAGTTATTCACCGAATCGTATGCGGAAAAAGAGCTATTCATCGGAGACACCGCACCAGCCGATACCACTCGCTTATGGATAGATACGACCAAAAAGCTAAATGTACTAAAGCGTTACAATCCGATTACTAAGGTATGGGATGCAGCAACGCCAACTACAGCAGGCGAAGTCGGAGCGGAGACACCAGCGGAAGCGCAGAAGAAAGCAGACGCAGCTAAATCAGCAGCCGAAGCAGCAGCGAAGAAGTATACAGATGGCATTCAAGTTACAGTAGATGAAAATGCGAAGAAGTATGCGGAAGAGCGAGCGAAGGCGGCGGAAGATGCAGCGAAGGTATTTACTGAATCGTATGCACAGAAAGAAATCAAGGTTCAAAATACAACGCCTACAGATACTACGGTGTTATGGCTAGATACAACCAAAGCGCCAAACATCATGAAGCGTTATGATCCTTCGACGAGTAAATGGGTAAACGCCTCGCCAACAAGTGCGGCAGAACTCGGAGCAGAAACACCCGAAGGAGCTAAAGTGAAAGCAGATGCGGCGCAAGCGGCAGCGCTAGCAGCAGCAAAGACAGACGCCCAAACAAAGGCAGATGCAGCGAAGCAAGCAGCGATTACCGCAGCGGCAGCAGATGCAGCTACTAAATCCGATGCAGCTAAAGCGGCAGCTATTGCAGATGCGAAAGTTAAAGCAGATGCGGCACAAGCGGCAGCCATTAAAGAAGCACAAGCACAGGCGGCAGCAGCCGAAGAAGCGGCGAAAGCTCATGCAGACGGAATAGTAACCGCAGAAGAACAAGCCCGTATTACGCAGGCAGATGCTAACTTAGCAGCAGCGAAAAAGGAAGCGGCAGACAAAGCAGCAGCAGCGGAAACAGCAGCGAAGGCAGCAGCGGCATTAGATGCTAAATCCAAAGCGGACGCAGCGCAAGCAGCAGCGGCGAAAGATGCTAGTACTAAAGCAGACGCAGCACAGGCGGCAGCGGCAAAAGATGCACAAACAAAGGCAGACGCAGCTAGAGAAGCAGCGAAAACAGCGGCAGCTATCGACGCAGCAGCGAAGGCAGACGCAGCCAAAGCAGCAGCTATCGCAGACGCACAAGTAAAGGCAGACGCAGCTAAAAACGCAGCTATCGCAGCAGCAGCAACCGACGCTAAAACGAAAGCAGATGCGGCACAGAAAGCAGCAACCGACCGAGCTAATGCGGTAGAGACATCGGTAAAAGACTTCGCAAGCAATGCGGGCAATATCACACAAGGCACTATTGCAGCCGACCGTTTATACGGTGGTACGATAGATGCACAAAAAGCGAATATTGTCAACATCAATGCAGGTAACATCATCGCAGGTACTCTAGATGCGTCAAAAGCGAAGATAGTTAACATAGATGCGGGAGCTATTACAGCAGGCATATTAAACGCAGCTCGTATCGCAGCGGGTACGGTTACGGCGGACAAGTTACATGTATTAGCGAAAAGTCTCGTAGCCAATACCTCGATTACTGGGAACGATTCGACAGGATGGAGCGTATCTAAACATGCGTCGTCTACGGTAGCATTGCGTGGTTCGGCGAATATGGGCGACGTACTCGTACATGGATTCACTACGGCAGACCACGACGTACCGACACTGTATGACTCGACCATGTTCGAGGTAGACCCGAACCAAACGTATAAATTCAATATCGGCATGTTCTTAGACAAGAATAACCGAGACGCATCGCAATACTTCGGATTCAAAGCGTATGACAAGAACGGCGTGGAGCTAGCAGTACAGCCAATAAATCCAACTACGGGCGCACTATCGGGTACACCTCGTACAAATCCGTATTTTTGGAGCGGGAAAGAAGTGTCCGCATCGTGGCGCTCAATGGAAGGCTATGTACTATCATCGCAAGCAGGTGGAAACGAAGCGCCGCAAGGTCGCAACATACAGTCGTCTTACATCATGCACCCAGCTACGAAGTTCATACGTATGCGTTTCTATAGCGGTTATTACCCTACTGTTAAAAACGTCGCTATGGAAGTGTTATGGCATTCACCTTCGGTTACTACAGTAGATAGTGGACTATTCACAGCAGACCGTATCACAGCGGGAACTATCGACGCTAGCAAGATTAATGTACTTAATGTAAATGCGGGAAATGTTAATACAGGTACGTTAGATGCGAATAAGGTTAATGTAACTAACCTAAAAGCGCAAAACATCGTATCGGGTACGCTAGACGCATCGAAGGTAACAGTCGCTAACTTATCGGCAAGTGTGCTACAGGCGGGTATCATCGACGCAAGTAAAGTTACTATCAATAACTTAGATGCTTCGAAGATTACAGCAGGTACACTAAGCGCAGATAAAATCAAAGGCGGAACTATCGACGCTAACAACGTTACGATACTTAACTTAAACGCAGGCAATATCGTAGCAGGTACGTTAGATGCGAGCAAGGTTACAATCGCTAACCTTACGGCTAATGTTATCTCTTCGGGTACGTTGGATGCAGCGAAAGTTACTGTATCAAATCTAAGTGCAAGTGTAATTCAGACAGGCGTATTAGATGCGGCAAAGGTGCAGGTTAACAACCTAAGTGCGGCTAAGATCACCTCGGGAACAATGAGCGCCGACCGTATCACAGGCGGAACTATCGACGCTACTAAAGTAGCCGTTACGAATCTAAATGCGGCTAACATCAACTCGGGAACACTTAACGCAGATAAGGTTACGATATCTAACGGTAAAGTAGCGATTAACGGCGCAGGCGTAACCGTATCAGATGCGGACTTCTTAGTAAAAGATGCAAAGACAGGATTCACACACTCTATGCAATCGCAGACGAATCTAATTAGTGACCACTCTTTCGAGTTACTAACGACTACGGGCAACATATCCGAGCAAATCTACAGACCGATAGACCCTACGTATGTCAATAAGAACGCTATCGACGGGTGGATGACAGTAGGGACGCCGATGATTACCGATGGCTATACTACCGATGCACCAGACGATGCGGCGGCGTACGGTCGTAAGGCGGTTCGTTGTAATATAAACAACTACATGTGGACGGACTTCCCTGCAAAGGCTGGGAAACAGTATACCATTTCGTTCTACTCTAGTAAGCCGTATTACCTAGCAACTACAGCCGCACCACAGGTGGCAGTCGAATATATGAAAGCAGGTATCTTAGTTAGCTCGGAAGTAAAGAACTTCGCACAACCGCCTACACCAGTAGGTCAGTATGTTAGATATGGCTTTACAGTAACAGCGCCAGCAGGACTAAACGACGAAAGAGATAACCGCATTCGCTTACGTTTCCGTACGAATAACTACGACTTCCTTATGTATGACGGAATCCAAGCAGTACAAGGAAGCACAGCCGTTCCGTATGATTCGGAAGATAGTCTCTTTATGATGTCAAACAATCGACTAACGCCCGTACGTATGCAGCTTCGAAATCTTAACATGCAAGGTAACACTCGTATCGAAGGCGGCGGGCTAAGTATCGCAGGTCAGAACATAAACGGCGTAGGGTTCGAGATGTCCGAGATTCTTCGAATGTGGGGCAAGCCTATCGAAGTTCGAGGCAGCCACGTAAGCGCCGTCGGATTCCAAAGCGCAGATTCTCGCCCCGCTGGGGTCGATAGAATGATGTGGATAGGGTGGCACGATGATGCAGGAAACGCAATATACGTGCATATCGGCGGCTCATGGAAAGTAGCAGTTAGGCTGTAAAACAAACGGGCTAGCGTCTACATAGGGCGCTAGTACCTCAACAAAAACTAGGAGGATACAAATATATGAAACTACAAACAGAAATGCAAGAAGATAGCACGATGAAAATACCCGAAGAGATTATACGCAGAGCAGGCGTACTAGTAAATGCGGAAATGGAAATAGAAGGCGAGCCGTCGGGTACAATCACGATTCGACCTAAAGTACAGCGCCGTGATTTCTGTCAATCATGTTTTAAAACGATATCAACAATTAACTGGACGGGGATTCGTATATGCCGTGAATGCTATGCGAAAATTACGGGTCGTGTGTGGGTTGACCTTACGCCCGAACAACTCGCAGCAATTACTAAGAACGAGCCGAAACGATTACGTAACTATGTCGTGTATGAGCAGTTACGTGAGCTAGACGATATCGAGCGATTATATGGAGAGCCACTACCTTACGACGAGCTGTATTGGTTTATTCGATTACGTAACCGTACGCCTATGGGAATGGTACACGGTGACTACGCAGACATGTACGAAGATTTAGTGCCGTCGCTAGATAAGCGAGAGAAAGATCGTATAGCAGCGCTAGAAGTATTCAGCGATAAATATCGACTCGACTACAGAGGCGCACGGGATTACGACTCGTTCGGAATCTCTACATATCTAAACTGGAGACTATCAGAAGTCGAGCTTAAAGAGCTACGTCAAATCATGGGAGGTAAAGCATAATGTCACAAATTCACGTAAATGTCAATCACGAGAATATCCGTAACGAAATGGCGATTCAAATAGCATCATTAGTAACCGAAAAGGCGATTCTAGCCGAGCAAGTGCGAGTACTCGCTACTGAAAAGCTACAGCTAGAAGAGGCGCTACGACAAGCGTATAGCCCAATAGAAGCGAGCGCACCCGAAGTAATCGAGGCGCAATAGCAATAATATGACAGGATGCGAAAGGAGGTGCGAAGCATGAGCGCAGAGAACACAGCGAAAACGCTAGAGGATGTTATACGAGAGCATCAGCAAATCAGAAGAGAGTTACAGGAGGTTAAGCGCAAGGCAGAGTTTGCGGACAAGAACGCAGACCACGCACACAAACGTATCGAAGTATTAGAGCGTCGTATGGACGATATTAGCAGAATGTTAGATTCTATCGACAAATCGGTCGTAGTACAAGGCGAGCGCATTACGAGTTTCGATTCTAAGCAAGATACATTCCTTTCGAATCAATGGCAGCTTATTAAGTATCTACTACTCTTACTAGCGGGAATTATTACGATTCTAGGGGGCATCGTGGGCGTTAAGATTACTATTCCGATTTAGTACACCAAGAATGCGAAGGGGTTGCGCCTAGAGAAGCGAAGGGGCGCTACGGCGTAGCCCTTACAACAAACAACAGGGGGAAATTAAATGACGGACGAGCTAGTAGTATTAGATGCAGGACACGGCGCACACGACAGCGGTGCAGTAGGTAACGGATTAATGGAGAAAGAGCGTGCCTTAACGTTAACTAAGATGGTAGATGAAGAGCTACGAGCTAACGGTGTAAGCACATACCTTACTCGCTCGACAGATGTATTCGTTACATTATCGGGACGTGCAGCAGTAGCAAACCAAAAAGGCGCAAAAGTATTCGTATCATTCCACTTAAACAGCGGCGGCGGTACAGGTTACGAATCATTCGTATACTTAACTATCGACGGGAAGACACAACGCTTACAGGACTTACTGCATGCGGAGGCTATGAAGGTATTAGCGCCTTTAGGATTCAAAGACCGAGGCAAGAAGAAAGCAGACCTTGCGGTAGTTCGTGAGACTCATATGCCAGCAGTACTAACGGAAAACGGATTTATCGACAATGCGACAGACATGTCACATATCCGTCAAGACGCAGTACTACGCAAATTAGCGAAGGCTTATGCGAAAGCTATCTGTACTTACTTAGGTAAAGGATTCAACGAAGGCGGCGGCAGCACAGGCGGCTCAACTGGTGGAGACGGACGTTTAGGCGTTATCTACATTACAGGCACTAACGTTAACTTACGTGATAAGCCTAGCACAAGCAGCAACGTACTTCGTAAGTTAAACGCACCAGAGTCTTACATCGTGTGGGCTATCGAGAACGGCTGGTACAACTTAGGCGGTAATCAGTGGGTTTACGGCGACCCTTCGTACACTCGTTTCGAGCGTGCATAAGAAAGGAGAAAAGGATCACATATGAAAGCACATGCTAAAGAACTAGCAAAACGCTTTCTGAATAAGGGTACACTATTAGCGGTGGCGGCGCTCGCTGTAAAGCAGGCGCTAGCCGCTGGGTATATCCCGACGCAGGAAGTAGCAGACAGTATTCTAACGGTCGTAGACTGGGCGCTTAATGCGGCAATGATGGCTGGGTTTATCAATAACGCAGGTATCGGCGCAGGCTTCCGAGACGTACCGAAAGAACAGCCGCAAGGCTAAAAGAAGACAGAAAAAAGCCCCTACGCCAACGAAACGTAAGGGCTTGTCTTTTATAAACGAAAGAGTATTAATACATGCGTTCTACAGCAGCTTGCGAGCTAATAAAAACACACGAACATTTTGTATCCACAGCGAAAATTCTAAATACGAAAAGGTAATTCGTTATTTTATTTGCGCCGTAGAACCGCTGTATTAACTTACATACGTAGTATAGCATACCCTATCCGCCTATTGCAACGGTTAATTTCTCTACTTATATTGTAGTACGTGAAATTATTTACGCAGTCAGCGGAAAATAGTTGTTGACATATTCAAATTGTCAGCGTAACATAGAAAACGTAGACAACGAGCTACACAGCGAAACTAAAAACGAAAGAGGTTATTAACTATGTCATTACCAATTGATTACGCAACTATCATCTTCTTCACGGGGGCTATCTCATGTTTAGCGGGTCTAGTCTTCGGATTACTTGCGAAAGACTACTATATCAGTGCGAAACACAAGGCGAAAGAAGATGCGAACATGCAACAGACTAAAAAGTACTACGCATCTAAAGGCTTACAAAGTTACTACGAAGGGCGCTAACAGCGCTCTTTTTTTTATGCGCATAAAAAGAACATTTGTACGGACATCAGACGACGCTTACTACGAGCGTCTTTTTTATTTGCATCGAAACTACTAAACGCTAATAGGTTCGTTTTGCGACGCCCAGCAGGTCGATAGCGAGCGCTTAACCGTCGTCTAGTAGATTAGTACTCTATCAGTTTACTAAACGAAAAAGAGCGCCCTACGTATCTTAAACGTAAAAGCGCCCTGCAAAAAGTTTCTATTAGCCTATTGACTTATACAAGCTATTAGTATATTATTAGGTTAGTTGTTAGTTACGCAACAAGCGGAACAACAAAAAGAAAAATAGCTCGCTAGTGATTGACGGTCACTATGATGCGAGCTAAATAACATAGACGTAACACAAAGCGCCTTGACAAGCGCTGAAAGAATCGTTTTGACGGACGATTCATAAAAATTATCTAACAACAATATACCATACATACGAACACGACGCAATATAGGTTTATTAAATATTACCATATTTTTTATGTGTCGATTCATGTACATTATTGGTACATTATAGTAGATAATTAAATACGCTTAATACGAGCGCTTTGTGTTGCCATCGAAAGGGAGATTCTTTTTATGTCAATTCAAGGCGCTTTTTATATGAACGAATACGACGAGCTTAAACAGTTCGAAACGAAAGAGGAAATGAACGAATTAGTAAAGGCGGTACGTTACCACTTTGCAGACGAACTAAATACGACAGCATTAGCGGTACTAGATTACGTATCACAGTACGCAGTAACGGTTTTAGGAGTTGCTAAACTAAAAGTAAAAACTATCGCAGACGCTATCGGAAAGAGTGTGCGTACAATTAACTACGTAACAAAACGTCTACATGATCTATCTATTTTAACTAAGGTCGAAACGACTAGAAAAGTTAAAGGCGGAGACGGCGCAAACGTGTATGTAATTAACGCAAATTCTATCACTGAAAAGCAGGAAGTTGCAGAGGGTTTGCAGGGGGATTGCAGTGCGGGTATTGCAGTGCGACCAGTAAGCGAAACACCTACGGAGAGTAAGGCGGAAGAGGCGAAAGTGGAAAATGAAACTCTTTACTCTCTTAAACCCCTTCCTAAAACCCTTAATAAAACATTAAAAGATATCGAAAAGAATAATAATACTAATCTAGTTAAGAGTATAGAACTAGAGGACGAGCCATTATTCGCAGATACTAACAAGTTTTTACGAATCGCTTACGCTGGATTAACTAGCGTTGAAGGTAATCAAATTACTAAAAGACTAGTAACAGCGTTCAAGAAGTCAGAGCTTTCTATGTCTACTAAGTGGACTCTACAAGAATACTGCGCACAAAACGAAGACTTTGCTAAAGAACTAGGCGAGCGTGTAAGCCTATGTGTACGTAAACACCGTAACGGAGATATTGACACAACGTTATATGGCTATATCTATACAGCAGCAGTTAAATACTTTAAAGACCACGTAACGCTAGTAGAAGGCAAGCTAACGGAATCTAACGAAGAGGTAGACTTTATGGCATCACCGTTCACACAACGCATTCTAAGCGCTAAGATTGAGCGCCCTGTATCATTCGTAGCACCTTTACATAGCACTATCGAAATCAATAACGACGAGTTACCGTGGTAAACGGATAACATCTGATAACTTTCGCTAACTATCGACAAAAGGTACATAACGGTATTTAGCGAAAGTTAATAACGAATATGATTTAAGCGCTTGACGAAATTAACGATACGTAGTATTATTTACTTAACGTTGATATTCCACAGCGGAAGTTAACAGAACATAATATTTGATAATTGAATAGGGGGAACTACATATGACAGTTTATGTAGGCGTTGAAGCAGCAAACTCTTTCGTAAAGGCAGCGACGGTAAACGAAGAGCTATGCTACCTAAACACGTTAAGAAGAGTTGAATCATTCGAGGACACTGCGGGACTTACGACATACTCATACGAGGGTGTTAACTACATCATCGGCGAAGAGGACGGCGTAAGTAGTAGCGCACGTAATGATGACCGTTATGCAAGCGCAGGCTACCGTACAGAGACGATGTTAGCAGTTGCTCAATTGGTTAACGATGGTGACGAGGTAGTACTAGGTACAGGTTTACCGAGCGAAGACTACAAGAAAGAAGATAATCACAAGCGAGCGAAACGCAACCTAATCGGAACACATACGGTACGAATCGGAAACGAAGAGAAGACGTTTACTGTAGTACGTGTGTATACACCTATGCAGCCTATCGGCTCAGTAGTTAATCGTATTTACGACTATAACCTTACTATCCGTAACGGCATGGAATGGGAGCGAAACGCACGCAAGCTAGTAGTAGATATCGGATTCGGTACGACTGACGTAGCGGAAGTTAAAGGCTTACGTACAATTCGTTACGATGGCGTACAAGTCGGAATGATGGAAGCAAACCGCATCATTAAGGACGAGCTAACGAAGCGAGGCGCTACAGGTATAGTGTCATTCTTGCACATGGATTACCTGCTGCGACATGCTAAGATAGAAACGGCTAAAGACGAATTTACAGGCAAAGAGATTCCGACGAAGGTAACAATAGAAACAGGCGGTAAAGAGTACGAGATTAAAGAACTTATGGAGCAGGCACTAGAGTACACAGCACGATTAATTATGCAGCGTGTAGACAATCTAGGGTACGTCCTAAAGGGTTACGATATGGTTTTATTCACAGGCGGCAGCTTACTAGCTCTACACGGCTACATTAAGCCTTACTTAGAGGGCGTTAATACAAAAGCCGAGCAAGGAGCGCAAACAGCTAACGCCAAAGGGTACGCTAAATATGCGATGATTCAAGACGCAAAAGCAGTAGCTTAATAGGGGGTTAACTTATGGCACTAAAGCAGCACGGATTCAAGTTGGACTTAGACAAGCCCGAAGAAATCGAGATTAACGAATTTTTACAAGGCAAGCCGACTACTTACATCGTGGTCGAAGCTATGAAACTTTATGTACGCACAGAGAAAGCCAAGCAAGCGGCGATAGATACTATGATAGGAAACATGCAGGCGGGTCTTTTCTCGCCAGCAGGAGGGCAGCAGGCGGCGTCAAACAACGTCCCAGCACCGCAGCACCAGCCTAGAGCTACCGACGCAATTAAAGAATTTGATATGTAATACAGGGCGACCCTAACGGGCGCTCTTTTTTTATGGCGATACTTCGGTATCGTCTTTTTTTATGCCCAAATATCGAAGCTGCTGCGCCTAGAGCCATGAATCAAATTGACGGGAGGGGTGCAGGTTGCAGCAGGACGTACAGCAAGGCGAGGTATTTCTAAAGTTCTTCGTAGGCGCACGTAATGGACTTATGGCGCATTTAGGGTCGGATTTATGGCATGTGTATTGCGCACTAGCTACCTATATGGATAAGGACGGCGTATGCTATCCGACGCAGAAGCGACTAGCAAAAGACTTAGGCATAAGAAGGGAAGCAGTCAATAGACGAGTTAAGAAGCTGCTGGAAGTCGAGTGGAAGGGCGAAAAGCTCGTAACAGTTGAGAAGCACCGAGACACACGTACGCAAGCATATGCGAACACAGTATACAAACTAAATACGAATCTAGCTTTCCGTATATTCTAGGAGCTTGTGCGGTCTAGCTAACATGGCTCAAACGCACACTAACTAGAACCATCTTTATAACTATAGCTATATAAATACTACTGCGTAAAGAAACGCAGAGATATATACGAGAGTATACCAATAAATAAAGATCAGTGCGCCAATGGAAACGAAAGGGAGGACGATAACATGGCAAAGCCAAAGTTACCACCTGCGAAAGATTGGCAGGCACGAAATATAGAAGATTGGAATACACATACGTTCTTTGCGTATTTACAACATGCGCACCGAGAGCGCCGAGGTATCGACTATTACGCAGCAAAAGGCATCAAAGTAGATTTAGCGTTAATTAAGAAGAATTTCGAAGAACACGGTAAGGAGCTAACGAAACTCTTCATTGACAAATGTTTAAAAGAGTATACGGGTTCGAAGCAATATATGGTGTGTACGTTTTGGTTTATGCATACCTTCATGAAAGCGCAAATTATGCCGCAGCTACAAATCGAACAGCAGCGAGCGCAGGACATGGCGCAAGAAGAAGACTACGACGAGGTGGCATTCTAATGAACGATATTAGAGAACGATTAAAGCCAGCATATGCCGCAGTAGAAGCGGAGTACGACATGGTAGCAGGTAAGCAAAGAAAGCTATATCTGCAATATAAAGAGACGGGAGACACTAGCTACTTAAAGGCTTATAACGACCTTTCATACGCAGAGGAACATCTAGGCAAACTAGTGGATTCATTCGAAAAGGTTATGAAATAGGAGGCGATAAAGTGGAAAAGGGCATTTTAAGATATGCGCTGCACGACAACGTAGAGAAAGCCGACTTACTGCCGCACTATATCGCCCTTCATGGGCTTAGTGGCAAAGGTGGACGAGTTAAGGCGGCAAACGTACCGAAACAGTACCGAGACGCACTAGTAACGGACAGTATCGTACGAGAAAGTGAGCCAGCCGTATACAAAGCGCTGGACAGATATATTAAAACGTTCGTACGTCAATTCGGCAGCGACGAGCAAATTATGGGACTGTACCTATACAGCCCGACGACAGGAAACGGAAAGACTACGACAGCGTGCGCACTATTAAACGAATACATAGTACGCCATTACGTCGGCAGTATCAAACGAGGCTTACAACCTTCTTCACAGCCTGCATTCTTCTTCGATGCGAACGAGTGGCACACGTTGTACACACAGTTCACTAGACAAAATGTACCACGGCATATAGCAGAAGAGGCAGCAGCGGAATTTTACCGCCGAGAGAAGATAGCACGTACCGTACCATTTTTAGTAATGGACGATATCGCCGTACGAGAAGATGTTACCGAAGCCTTCCGTATGGACTTGCACCGACTAATTAACTACCGAAACGTCGAAGAGTTACCGACGATTTATACAAGTAACGTACCGCTAAAAGAACTAGCTCGCATTTACAACGACCCACGATTACCCGACCGTATTCGTGACATGACGCAGCAGCTAACATTCACAGGCGAGAGTAAGAGGGGGAGACGAAATGGACAAAACACAAAATCAGCGTGAAATGACTGCACGTAATGCGGAAAACTTTCACAATCAACTAATGGAGGTAGGAAAACTATGCGCTCGTGGCTCGGGGAAATTCAACATTCAAATGCTGGAAGCGGCACGGCTCGCTATAGAGCTGGGGATGTCAGTGGGGGAATCTAGCGAGGCAGCTCGAATCATGGCGCAAGAATTAGGGAATCCGTATGCAATTCCAAAAGAAGATCATAAGCAGCGAAAAGCAAATCACCGAGCTTTTATTAAGAAGCACAACGGAAAGCGAGGGCATTACTAATGCGTAAATTCGAACTAGAAACACTAGACGAAATCGAATCGTTATACATGTGGGCTGATAGAAGAGCGCACGGAGAAGAAGGAAAGCGAACATTAACAAGAAAGCAAACGCAGTATGTAATAACGGAATTTAAGAAGTTAGCAAAACGATATATCGAGATTAAGGAGGCGGCGCAGTATGTCGAGAACGGGCGAGAAGCTGCTAAGTAAAATCATTCAAACAAATGACCCACAAGCAGTAATCCGTTTCAATTTACGAAGCGACCACTTCCGTACAGACCCCGAACGCAAAGTACTGCGATTCATTAAGGACTATGCGGAGAAGAACCGAAACCAAGCACCAGCCTACGATACAGTAGTCGAGCGAGTTGTCGAGTTCAATTATGAGCCGAATGTGGGAGACAGCTACGAGTATCTTGTTAATGACTTGAAAGGGTCGAACGCAAAATACGGATACTTACAGCTGCTACAAGGCGCAGCAAGTGCGAAGTTTAACGAGCTATCAGATAGCGACGGGATAGCGTACGGGCAATGGCTTGCCGAGCAGGTAGCGAATGTCTTAGATATGAATAACATCGGCGGGAAAATCGGCGTAGATGCGAAGATAGATATAGAAGACTTCTTAGCAGAGTACAAGCGCCGCAAGGACGGCGATAGCTTTAAGGTATGGCTATCTAAGTTCAACGAGATTAACGAAGCCATAGGCGGCTATTTCAGCGGCAATATGTATACGTACTACGGACGCTCGGGGCGTGGTAAGTCAGCGACGACACTTGCCGAAGTAGTAGAAATGGGAATGCAAGGCGCTAACGTTTTAATATGGGCGCTGGAAATGTCCAAGTATGAAGTACTCGTACGTATCTATAGTTTAGTGGCTGCGAGAAGTAAGGTATTCAAAACTAAGGTAAAGGGCGTCGAGTATGGCGCAGGATTCAATACGAAGCATCTACTAATGGGTGAATTATCCGAAACACACGAGGGTCATTTCGAACATTTCCTAAAGAACATCAACGACTACATTACAGGCAATATCGTAGTTCGTGGAGTGGATTGTGAAAATTTCATTGACCGTAGTGTAAAAGCATTAGAGAAAGATATCATTAACAGCAAGGCGGACGTAGTGCTAGTAGACCCGTTCTATTACATGCGCACACCTAAGAACGACAGCGGCGTAAATGGTGGGAACTACGCAGCCCTTTCGATGCAGCTACGAGCATTAGCAGGACGTACGAAAACTGTACTAATGGTAATCACGCAGGCAGAAGAGACGAAGGACGAGCAGGACAAAGACACCGAAGAGCGCATACTAAGACCGCCAATGCGAGCGGAGATTAAGAAAACGAAATCCGTACTAGAGGATGCTACGAATACCTTCGGTATAGATACGCTGGACGGCGAGGGCATTATAAAACTCGGCAAAGGGCGTAACGGAGGCGAGGGAACAGTAGTTAATCTTATATACCTAGCGGGGTATGGAATCATAGAACAAATGCCAACAGGCGCAGCAGCAGCCGAGGCACTAAAAGACGAATGGTAGGGGGAAAGTAAATGGCAATAGTAATTATTTTCATCGGAGTAATCGTGGCAGGGGTGGCTCTCGCCGTATGGTCTGACTCGGACATATTAGGACTCTTAGGCGCAATTGCCGTAGGTGTATTACTTACGATATTAACGGGGGTACTCGCAGATCACGCCGACTACAAGGTCGAAAAGGAAGTAACCGAGCTAGTAGCGTTAAACGACGGCAGTATGTTCTTAGGTATGGGACGAAGAGAGGACGAACTAACTTACAACTATGCGATTAAGAAAGGCGAAGGCTATGCAATCGACTATATCGAAGCAGACCAAGTAGAAGAGCTTCGCTACATTAAGGACAGCTCAAAGCCACGTATCGAAACGAGTACGCAAGTATATACGAATAGTTTCGTTAGCTTTTTATTAGCGGGACTAGAATCAGAAAAAACGTACATCTACGTACCGAAAGGTACAGTACAAGAAACTTACAAAGTAGACTTAAATTAGGAGGACGAGAAACTATGGCAGTTATCAGTATTAAAGGACGAGAGGTAGACGTAGATATCGAAAAGGAGCTAGACCAATTCGTATGGAATCGTGCGAAGTGGGGTACTGACAGATTAATAGCGTGTAGCCCGTTCCGTTATGATAGCTCGCCAAGTTTCTACGTTTACTTAGAAGATACGGCGACGGCTTTCGCAGGATCGTGGGGAGATAGTGGAGGCGGTCAATTTCAGAAGGGACACTTTACGCAGTTACTATCTTTCTTAAAGGATTGTAGCGAAGAGGAAATAATCGACTACTTACTAGAAGAGTATGCGAGTGACTGGGACGGCGAAAGTAAGTTAATCTTAGACCTATCTCGCCTAAAGGTTCGTGGTAAAACTTACGGACTAGATAAGGCACTAATTGAAGGATTTACGGGAGTAAGCGAATACTTACGAGGTCGTGGCATTACGGACGAAGTACAGGCGCTCTATAACGTCGCATACGACCCCGAAAATAGTCTCGTAATGTTTCCGTACCTAACGCCAAACGGACGCCTAGCAGCGCTAAAGAAGCGTCGTACAGACTCGAAAATGTTCTTTTATGCAGGTGGTGGCGTACCGATGCGTGAGCTAGTGTATGGTATTGATTTAGCGCATAGAGACGGCATTAAAACGGCAGTCTTGACAGAAGCGGAAATTGATGCTATGTACGCTACGAGCTGCACAGGTATCTTAGGTATTGGCGTCGGAACGTCGAGCCTATCAGACGAGAAGGTATCGGTTATTATGCGTAGCCCACTCGAAGAGATCATAATCGCCAGCGATAACGACGAAGCAGGCGAGAAGCTAAAGAGACAGGCTGTAGCAAAACTTAGCGGAATTGTCAAGCTCTACGAAATCGACATGCCCGAAGGGTGTAAAGATTTAAACGACATGACACCCGAACAAGTACGAGAAGTAATCGCAAATAAAAAAGCCCTAGTACCTACGTTGTTTAATGCAGCGTAAGCGCTAGGGCTTTTTACTATAATGGCTTCGATGGAAACACCTGCACGGCGAACCAAAAGCCTGTAACGAAAAGTATTGTAGCTAGTACAACGAAGAAGCGCACTAATGTACGCCCTATTTTTTCGTCTGTAAAGGTAACGGTACAACCCCTGCCACGAACCCACCACACGATATATGTACAGTAAGTCTGTATTATCTGCTTCATATTTCTAGGGTATGCGTATAAGGTGAATCCTTTTTCCGAGTTATCGTTAACACGGATTAGCGCTGCGCCCTTCGCTCGTTTATCGAAGTAGACATTAAGTATTATCCGAGCGCCCACTAGTGTAGCAAGTATAAAAGCGAATGCTGCACCTGCTGTAAAGATTAGCAAATTCTTAAATATCATCGCACCCTCGTATCCAAAATGAGTTGCGATAAAATGCATAAATAGCGTTCGCTCTGCCTCTAAGAAGTTAAACAAGTACCATTACCTCTATTCTTTTCCGTCCACTGACTCTCTATATAATTCGAGAACTCTACTATAGAAGTCGTCTTTCTCATCTTCGGTCAGCTTCGTTGTATTTTTGATATCATAAATCATGCGTAATACGTCCGCCCTTTCCGAGAGGTCTTCGACTACACTAATTGGAGCTTTCTTGTATGCCGCCGCTAGTTCGCTTTCATCTATCCCGTATGCCTTCGCCATATCGTGCATAATTAGGGAGGATGGAGATTTTAAAGCACGTTCTACCTCGCTTAGAAACGTAAAGCTCATGCCTATGTGCATAGCCGCATCTTTAAGCGTCCACCCTTTCATGTCACGGGCGTTGCGCAAGAGTCGTGCTGGTGCTAAGTACTCGTCTTTCGGTGATAAGTCCGAGCTGCTTTTTCGTTTTTTACTTGCTTTTTTCTCTGCTTTTTCGTTTGTCATAACAATTCACTCCTTTTATAATAATAGCCGAATCTCTCTAAACATTACAATGTCCAAATGATGGGATTCTTTACGCTGCTTGTGAAAAAAATAATGGTAAAATTGGTAAGACTTTCATAGTGAAAGATGTATGCACTACGCCTTTACAAAGGTTTCATAGTTTGTTACAATGAATAATGTTAACTAGGTTACTAGTTTGTGATTTTTATTACGCAGTCAGCGGAAATAGTGACAAAATAAAAACTAGATACATAAGGCTAACCACCTAGTATTTAGCGGATATAATACGATATATAAAGTGAAAGTTGCGTGTAACTCTAACCAAGTTATGCGTAACGTTTTGTGATCTATAATTCATTTATTTTTACATACGAAATTACATATTTAATACAATGGGAAAGTAGCGCCACCACAGCGCCACTCTCATAATGTTACACCGTTACACCACAACAGTACTTTGCTACAACTCACCACAAGTAAATAGCGAAAGCAGGCGTACACCACACGTCTATTTGCTTTCACCACAAAAGCGATAAGGACGTGTATTTTAAAAGCGACCTTCGGTACGCTTGTTTGAGTGTGCCTATTTGTGTATTACGGAAAAGGTTTGTCTAGCGTGTAAGCACTAAAATGTCGATATGGTATGCAGCGTTTAAATACGTGCGCCCATACGTGCCTTAAAGTACCTTACACTTCACATTATATACACAAGTCGTAATATTGTTAAGAGGAACGCCCGTTCTATTTGGTAATATTTACGCATCTTGCGTAATTTCCCCGTAATATTTGATCTATTTACTTCCAATTTTCGGAGGGTAAGCGAAGCGCTAGAACACTAGTGCTATCAACGCTTGCCCTCTTTTTTTTGTCCTCTATTTCGCATGAAGCGGAAGTCTAAAAACTATTTTAAAAAACTTTTTTAAAAAAGTACCAAACCCAGTACCAAGATTTCTCGAACGCAGCGCCTAGAGATACGAAGACACAACTACATAAACTTTCGGAGGTTATATAAATGACAAACTTAAATCAATTAGCAGTAGCAGCAAAAGAAAGCGAAATCGCATTATGGGAGATTAAAGCGCACTTCATGCCGCTAATCGAACGCTTAACATCAGACAATTGGCACAAGATGAATAACGAAGTTAATTTTATGGACGACTGTTACCGTCGAATTGAATACGCAGTACGTTCTTACGACCCTATAAAGGGAGCGTTCGAAGGACGAGTACAGTCACTACTACAGCAAGGCATACGCCAATACTGCGGTAATCGAGGTGGAAAGCGTAAAGTACTAGATTCAATGGAGTATTTAGTAGAGCGCACGGTTAAGTCCGCTACTAAAGAAGGGAGTCCCGACCAGCTTACAGGGTTCGACGTTACATCGGAAGAGCAAAGCATAGAAGACCAAGTAATAGAAAACATAACGAGCGAAGAGTTAACGAAGAAGTACGGCGAGAACGACATGGACAAGCTAATACTCGAAATAATATTTAACGCAGATGAAGCGATTAACCAAAGTGAGATAACGAGAAAGCTAGCTGAAAAGACAGGGCGCACATTCGATAGCGCACGAGGCGCAGTACGCTCGTTCATAAAGAGAAAGAAAGCGCAGGTAACTACTAATGCAGCTTAAATATACATACCACGCAATAAAAGAAATGCGAGAAGAGTTAGATAAGGATAACGGGTACGGCGCACCGAGACTAACAGACGAACAAGTAAGAAGAACTATTAACGAACACATGGAGAAGGCGACTTTTATAAGTAAGATCATGGGCGCAAACAAGAAAGTAGACCGCCTATTCGCACACCGTCGCTATTGTTTCGTACTGGACTTACATGAAGACGTAGTTATCACGGTATATCGTCGTGAGTTTGCAGCAGGAGAGCTTCGGGACTTAATACGACCGTTGCTTTTCGAAAAGTTGGACAAATTACACGCAGAAGAGGCGGAGCTAGAGAACCAGCGCATATCCGCAGACATGGCGTATCTAATGACTCAACAACTTAATGCGAAAATGGGAGGCGCTTGTTTCGAGAATCAAGTGCGGGAAGCTATCGCAAGGCAAGAACTAAAGGCAGTAACTCGCAAGCTCTACGAGTTTCGCATAGAGAAAAGCAAGATAGCGAAAGGTATTGCCCTTTTCATATAAATTTTCGATTTTTAACCAATTGAGCGTACATGCTGCGCCTAGAGAAATGAAGGGCGAGGCGT